GCCGGCCTGGGCCGGGGTTCTCTCAACGGGGGCAGTTTGTGCATATTGCGCGCCAAGGCCAACTGCAGGTGGTTCCTTCCTACCACTCTGGCATTGCTCTCAAGGGAGACCTCTTCGGCTTTACTCAGCAAGGTCTCCAGCCCCCGTGGGCCGTACCATCTCCTCAGGCTGCCATCGATAAATTGATTGGCGGAATCAGTGAAAATGCGTGTCATCCTTTTCCCCTCTAGAATGGGATCTCTTCTTGTTCCTCTGGCAGGGGCCCCCGATCGAGCCCGGGCTCTCTATCCTTTACTTCTGCGTGCTCCCCAAAGTAAGCATGCGCCCGGCCCAGTCTCCCTGTCAGCCGATTTTTGTCACAGATAATCTCCATGCTTCTGCCCTTGGGATTTGGTCTGCCATCGGAGGTGCTGGTGGCCAGGGCCTCCCTCCATAGAAGAAGCACGATATCGGCATCTTGGGCCAGCATGCCGGACCATTGGAGGTCTTCTTTTTTCGGGCGTCGAACTCCCCGTTTTTTCTTGGCCTGGGTGTCGGATTCCCTTCTGAGCTGGTGGTTCGCGAATATGCACGCGTCTAATTCTCTGGACAGATGGAGCAAGGACCCCGAAGCCGTGCCCAATTTTAACGGCCTGTGGTCGGAATCCCTGGGAACAAAACAGCCCAGATAATCGATCATCAGAATGTCCAGGCCTTCCTTTGCCTTCCTTTGATATGCCAGGCTTCGTATGTCGCCCACAGTAGAGCAAGAAGCATCCATCCAGATGGGCAGCTCCCCCATGATCTCCGCTGCTGCACTTACACGGGCCCATTGCTCTGAATTCAAGCCCCGTTTCATTTCTATGAGGCTCACTTGGGCGATGGAGGACAACATTCTGACCAGCAATTGGTCAACGGACATCTCGCCCGTGACGAAGCAGGCCCGATATCCCTTGCTGGCGATATTCAACAGAAGCTGCAGGGCAAAGGCGGTTTTGCCGATAGACGTTTGCCCACCGCAAAGAACCAGGGACGGCTCCAGTCCCCCCAGCATTCTGTCCAGGCTGCCGATGCCGGTGGGAATGCCCCTCACCTCCCCGGGTTTCAAGGGCTTTTCTCTCCACCCGGATATTCTTTCCACAGCAGCAGGGAGGGAGATGCTTGGGGGTCCAGAGGTGGCACCAAACTTGTCGGATCCACCCAGCAAATCGGAGCAAATCCGATGAACGATCGGGTGAGCATCCTCCGATTGGTTGTGGGCAGCCACGGCCAGACGACTGGCCTCTTGTAATAGGTTCCTTCTGTAGGAGCAGTCCTTAACTATTCGGGCGTGAGATCCGACAGCCTGTGAGCTGGGGGTCTGATTGATTAGTTCGGTCAATCGAGCCATCCCACCGATTGGGGCTAGCTGTCCCTTCCTCCTCAGGAATTCGGAAATGGTAAGGAGATCGGTGGTCTCCCCCTCTTTGAATAGTGCCTGAAGGGCTGCCATCACCCAGGCATTCTCCTGCACCGAGAAATCCTCCGGAGACAACAGCCGGCCGACCCTGGGGATAGCCCCAGGGTCGATTAGGCAAGCTCCCAATACGGCGCATTCCGCCTCCAAACTGGCAGGTGGGGGCGGGGAGGTCATTCGTACACCGGGTAGTCCGGCTCTTGATCGTCCTGCCATGCCATGGCCCGACCCCATTCGGATCTGACCTGGGAAGGATGGGGGGCATACCCCTTCAGCCCCCTCCAGTCCTGGTCATACCAGTAATCCCGGAACAGGCACACATCCTCCGGTGTAGCCCCTGCCTCCCTCAGAACCCGGGCCGCTTGGTTCAGCTTCCCCCTGTCCCCAGCAGTTATCGTGGCAGCATCAATCTCGCAGATTTCCGCCAATGCAGCAAACAGGGCCCGGTGCTGGTCCTGCAGAGGCACCCTGGTGGGTGCTGTTCCAGGGAGCTTCTCATTCGGGTGGGCCGTCAGGGTGTATTCCGATGTTTTCCCAGGTCGCAATGTCTTGTCAATGTAGCCGGTCTCCTCCAACGTGCTCAAGGCCCGGCGCACTACCCGGCTATTGGTTCCCAGCTCGGTAGCAACCTGCTTGACTCCCGGCCAGTCTGCATATGTCGATCTCCACCAACTGAGATACGCAAATACCCGGATTTCTATCCCTCCCACCCGGCTATCCGTGATCAGGTAGATCGGGACGGTGGCCATCGTCCACCCATCTCTCACTCGTTCCTGTTTTGCCATGCCTCCCTCCTCAATCCGCTATGCGGAAGTCATCGATCCACAAGGGTGTTCCCACCTTGTCTCTCCAGATGTGGGCTTCGATACCAAGGTCTCTGGTGTCATACTTCGTGCCGGGCTCCATTTTCTCCACTTTGGCCCCCAAAGACCCCAGCAATTCCCCGAATTCGTCCGTTTTATCACTGTGGACGGCCAGGCCGGCCTGCTGGAATCCGGGCCCGTACACCCGCCAACCGGTTTCCCCATCTCTATCAAACATGGATATCTGGCCGATCCGAACAAAGGCATCGGGATCTGCGGCCGACTTCTTGGGTTCGGGCCCTCGTCTGGCCTTCCTCTTGGCCCTCTTCTTGGCCGGCTGGGCCGGCGCGCTCTTCAGTAGGGGTGCCAATTGGGTCTTGACCTGTTCGACGGCGTATTCCCACATCATGGCCACACCTTCGTCCAGATCGTCCTCGTCGGTGATGTCTGCCCAAAGCCTGAATTCCAAATCGGCGCTACTCCAATTCCCCAGGTTGACTTTCCTGCCGTATGCCAGGGATACCGTCTTGATATGAGGCATTCCCTCTGGGGATTTTACCAGAGCCTCCACCCGTTCGGGGGCTTCGGCTTGCCCGTTCTCTGTGTCTGTCATACTGCCTCCTCCTTAAATGCTGCCCAAAGCCAACACGATCACGATAATCGCTGCTAGGGCGACGATCAAAGCCCGTTCCAATCGATCGAGCGCTTCCAGTTTATTCCGTTTATGCTGCCCCCAAGAATTGGCCGCCACAACCAGCATGCTCAGTCTTGACCAAGCCTCCCAGTTCGACTCTATCTCCAGCAGCCTGTGGTCCATGGGGCCGGGCGTGCTCCATTCCGGGATATCCAGATAGGCAATGGGCCGCCCTTTTTCATCTTTCACGGTGAAGCGCAACTCGTCGTATTCTGCATGCAGGGTATACAAGCGTATCGCCTCCTTGAGGCTGTTAAAGGAGTGGAGGAGGTCGGCCCCCTCCACTCGCCCTCACGACCCTTCGCTGTTGCTGCCCTCGTCCTCCCCGTCTTCTTCAGGGAAGCACACAATTGTGCCGATCTCCTCTGGCGGCACGGGGTCTACTCCAACCAAATCCTCAGGCGTGACGATGGCCACCTCCGGGTCTTCGTGGAAACACGGGCGCATACGAAATCACCTCCTTTGGCGCGCTCCCTCCAGGGGATTACTCCTGCTTACTCCATACAATCTCGACATTGACATCGATTGCGGTCTTGGAAACTGCTGCCAGCATCTCCAGTTCACGGCGGACATGGCCGGTCAGATCCTCTCTGAACTCCTCAATCAAGCCATGCTCCTTGCGGAAAGCGCTGGCCAGGTCCTCTTCTGCACGCGCACTCTTGGGAATCCCGATGCTGACATGGAAACTGGGCATCCCCTCCCGTTTCTCCTGCTCAGCCTTGTGCTGCTTGTAGGTGCCATTTAGGCAGTCCTCACACCAACCTCTGAGATAGGCGCTGCCATTGGGAGTGTGCATCTCCTTGCAAAGCACCGCCGGGGACTCTTTGCACCGATAGCAAGTCACCTCCTCCCCATCAGGCACAGGCTCCAGAGTGCTGACATCTACTTTGCTCTTGCGTCCGGCTATCGGTCTCCTCCTCTCTGGACCGTTGCCCTCCAGGCAATCCCCACACCAACCGCGCGGGTATTTGGACCCATTGGGGGTTTTCATCCACCTGAACTCATCGGCTGGATTGACCCTGCAGCGATAACAGACTAGATCCATGTCGTCGGGAACCGGTTGCAGCTTACTCCTGTCTATAGCCACCGTGTGCCTCCTCAAGGCCGCGCTCTAGATCGTGCAGCCCAATCCTCGGTGTGGGGCTTCCCCCACACCCCCATTAAACCACATCGGGAGGCTCTGCACAAATGTCGGGTGTCATACACTCGGGGTGACACTTATCATATTGCTTCCCAGACCCCCTCTGGAAGCACCCTCTGTAGCCACCGGTTCCTAATAACCAATGGGTCGTCATTATCCCTTGCCACGATGAAGAACTGTTCAATCTCCTCTTCTGACAACTCCCACTCCTTTCCCATGGGAAGATGCCGTATCACCGCCCCCTTCAATTTCCTGAACAGCTCTGGGGCAGCCTCCCCTGTGTGCCGGCCCGCGCCGTGCAACACGGCCCAGGCTACCCGATCGACCCGGGTAGGGGGACCGCCCGCCACAATCCGTAGTTCGATCTCTTGCGCTGCATCACGGAACAAAAGGGGAATTCGTTCCTCCTCCCTTCCCTCGTCCTGAACATACAAGCAGTCGGCTTTCCAGAGATATCGTTCCGGCATCTTTGTCTCCTTCTGAGGGGGCCCCACCCGGGGCCCCCTCGACATCGGCCCTATTTCCCGGTGGAACCGAAACCGCGCTCTCCTCGTTCGGAAATCGGGAGCTCATCCAGTTGTGCCAATGGTGGGGTGACTCCAGGGAGCAAGACCAACTGTGCCACACGCTCCCCAGCTTCCAACTCTAGAGGCTCGTCTCCAACGTACAGAGCGAAGGCATACAACGGGCCCCTGTATCCTGAATCTACCACAGATTGCATTACCAGGAACCCTTTGGCGATCATGCTGGATCTTGGAAGGAAGGTGCCCCAGTATCCATCTGGGATGGCCAACCTCAGTGGCATGTTCCTCGTCACCGACCCAAGCTCCAGGCGGACAAAATCGCCGGGTTGGATAATGGCTGGATTCCACAGCGTGACGTCATATCCTACATCACCCTCCAATTTGGGCTCCGCAATCGCCTGTGCGGTAGTAGTATACAGCGCTGCGTCTGGGTCGCTGTATCCCACGCTATACCCAAGCGTCTGGGTCTGGGGGCCGGCTTCTAATGCCCCCGGCGTCTGAACGATTTCCTCAGGCAGGGCGGCCAGCAGATCCTCCACCCGGAGTGGGCTGCCGCAGATTCCCCGTTTCCTCTTTAGCAGCAGCTCTGCCATCAACAGGCAGGCCTCCTCCAGATCCCACTTGATAGGTCGGTCTGCGAAGTACGGCGGAACGAGCATTTCCCTGTCCGGCTTCCATAGGACGGTTGGCATGTGCTCGATGCCGGCCAAGAACAACTCAACCGGTGTGCCCCAACTGGGGACGGGCTGCACAGCAGCCAAAACCCCAGAGCATTGAAGCATGACTTCCAGATTGATGCTTTTGAGTGTAGCAGGTGCCATTTCGGCCACATCAGGATTGAAAGGCCCAGCAGGGTCGTAGGTGCAGATGCCCATCTCTCCAAGAAGTCGCTTGGCTTCATGTCTCCAGTCCCTGCAGTCAACGCCGGCGTAATCAATCGGGCCGGCCAGATACACTACGCGCTCGTTATTCATTTAGTGTCCTCCTGTCTCCTCCGATAGGGGCAAAGACCACCAACCAAACTCCAGCAACAGGCAGATGATAAAGTAGTTTGCCCCATCTATTAGGTCATCCTGTAAACTTTCCCCTTCCCCCAGCTCCAGAGGAACCAGCTCGTCGATCGTGCCCTGATTGATGCCCCTTCTAGCCAGGCGCTCTCTGAGGTCCAAGGTCTCTACAGAGCGCTGTATGCGGGCCATTTTGTCTTCGGTGACCCGGGTAACCACCCCGTACAGGCCCTGCCTGCTGATGTTCTCGTGTCCTCTGAGCCTCCGCTTCGACAGCATGATGTCCAAGGTCAGAGAATTCACCAAAGCGATGGCCTCTTCTAGGGTTTTGGGATTGCCCCCAGAGATATCTATGGGCATCTGGGTCACTCCCCCTCGGCTTGGGCCGGCGTTATGTCCTCGGCCGGCTCGGGAGCCGGGGCATCTCCATCACCATACGCGCTCTCCACGACGTCTTCACGCCCATCTACCATGTCCTGGTAGGCATCTCGTTTGCATAGCATCCTATTATCCTCCCGGCATCTTCCGCAGGATGAAATCTGCGTAGTTGGGCCCAGTGCCGATGAAGAACACAGGGGCCTGACAGGCAGTCTCGACATCCCGAACCAGCATCTTGGATCGATCCGATAGATGGGCCCACGAGGTCTTACCCAGATCGTCGTACCGCCACCAGTCCAGGAAAGTGAGGGCCACGTGAGTGGCCCCATTGAGCTTGGCCGCGTAGTCCAACTCTCTCAAGGATACGCTGAACGGCCGCTCCACACCGCCGGCCCCATCGCCGGCCCCGGCCACACCCCCAGGGGTCTGGTGGATCTCCTCGTACGGGCGGCCGGCCCTCAGGCACACCTCTTCCCAGGTGAGCTCTTTACCCCCTGTGGGCCCGCTATTGCCCGGTACCCTGGTTGGGACTGCCTTGACGACCATGATCACATTCCGAACGTTGGTGTGGTTCAGACCCGCGTCGGATATGGCCCCAGGGGCCGTCATATTGCGCGATGTGCAGTGCGGGTAATGCCCATGGTCCAGCGACAGCATGGTACCCTGACTGGACTCGATCAGCACGGGGCGGCCGGCATGGACAGTGTGCTGTAGATGCTTCGCTGCGTTGACCGTCCCGACGTGCAGCTCTCTGAGATCCTCTCCCACATCTGCAGCGATAGGGCAGCCCCCAGCCCGTCTGACTTTGGCTGCCATCGTGGCCCCGACTCCCAAGAAGGTAGACCCGCGTTTCTCTGCAGCCTCCCTGCCGGCTTCGATCAGTTCCGAAGTCACGATAGCTGCGTTGCGATCAACCATAACCCTGGGAGCTCGACCAACCAGCTCCCTTACCTGTTCGATCTCTCTCTCCAGCATCTCCAGCCCGAAGGTCATGCCGGCTGTCAAAATGCAGGTTGGGCCTGGGTTCTGAGATACGGAGCCAACGGGCAGAACGTGATGCACACTGGTTCGTCCATCTTCGAGCTGGACCCGATGCTCCGCATTCTGGCCCCCCACACGGGCGTACTTGGCATACTTGATGTGATTGGCGAGGAATAGGGCAATCCTGCCCTTCCCCTCGTCTCCATATTGCCCACCCACTACGACATCTACCATTCTCACTTGAGCATTCTCCTTTGGGGTTGCTGTTCCCCTATTCGGCCAGAGCGCGTTCGAGCTCTGGGTGCTGATACAGGACCCATTCCCACACCACAGCGATGGGGATATCCCCCCCGCTTCTGGGCATGGCGCAGACTACGTCCCTCTTGAAATCGTGGTGCATTTCCCAAGACAGGTCGAAGCAGCTCCCTTCGTAGGTGCCCATCCTGGATCCCTCGAATCCCTTCATCTTTAGAACCTTCTCGATGATATTCAAGGCCAAATCGGACGGCCCGCTGCCCCCATAACCCCATTCGAATCCGCTGAGGCTGTGCTCCACACACAGGTGGGGGACATTGGTGTGCGCCCCATCCTGGTCTCTACGCAGGATAAAGACCCCCTCCTGTTCCACAGGGCGATCGACGATCATCTGGTCTGCAAATCCTTCTGTGGCATCCGGGCCCAATCCCCCTGGATGCAGTTTCGTCCAACACACAGGCCCGTATCCCCGCTGCATGCTCTCCGGGTTGGACAGTGGGCGGCGGCATCTTTGGCACCGGGTAACTGGAATGTCCCCAAATAACGTGTTCATTCTGTTTCACCTCCTTTCAAAAGCGATATAAATGCGTGCATAGACAAAAGGGCGTCTCATAGGTCGTGGCCCACACATGGCCGGCACAAACCGGCTTACCCTCTATCAGCACAGTGCGGGCCAACAGGCTCTCGGTCTTGATAAACCTCCAGGCGGTGCCGTCTGCAAACCAGAACACCGCGCTATCGTAGTACAGCCTAACAGCGACTGCCCTCCTGGTTGCCTCACGGAACACTCGCCCCATCTCCTCGATCGAGCGCCTTTGCTCCTCCAGCATCTATGCCGCCCTGGGCTTCCCCTTTTCGGAGAATGCCCTGACCCGCCACCTTTTATAGCCGGATATGGCTTTATTGGCATAATCGCATTGCGCTCGGGCCACCCCTAGATGGGTAGTATGAAAGATCTCCCCCGTCCCCAAGCGGAACCACTCCCCGAAACTGGCCGTGGTGCTGTCTGCCCATACTCCGTACATTGCTGCCTTGTCCAAATCTCACCCCCTATTGCTCTATCCAATACCAACCGGCCGCATTGTGCCAGAGCTTGAAGGATTCGCTGCTGACGATGTTGCGTTGGCGACCGACTACCACCTCCCGCTCTTGGCCTTCGAACCCATGCCGGTATTCCCGCCTGGTTTCGGTGATGGTCTCCTCCTCAACGGTCTCGACCACCACCACATCCCCCCGGCGGAGCCCGTAATGCACAAGCCATCGGGGGTCCAAACCCAAGATGCCTTCAACTTCGTGATCGAAGCTGGTCAATATGACGTTTCCCACTACCACTTGCCGGTATCGTTCGCTGGCCATCTAGTCCTCCTCCCCCCATTTCCTCCCCCCAGGCCCTCCACCTGGGGGGAGGATGGTGAATTAGCCAATCCTCTACCGATCGAATTCCAGACCGTGTGCCTGCAGAATATCGAATACGTTCTGGAGATCCTGCAGCAACGGCTCCTGGTCGATCATTCCTGCCAATTTGCTGAGCTCGTCCCCTCGGTCCTCCCAGTACACCTCTGAGGCTGCGGTCGTGGCCCGCTGCTCGTCCACCGGCCTCCAGGGGGCCCGCCCATCTGCGACGTGTCTGGCGAAGTCATCCATGTCGATTTCCTCCGCCTCGTCTGCCAGAGCATCTTGGATGGCCTCGTCCACGTGGGGCTGGGTCCGCCAATAGGATAACTCACTATCAGGCCTCAGGTCCTCTTTGACCGTGTCTACGATCTGGGCCCGCTGCTCGTAGAGCTGGCCCTTGACCCACTGCTCCATGGTCTGCAGCCGTTGGAGCAATTCGCTGAGTGCGACTGCGCTTGCAACTGCTTCGCCTTGGACTCCATACCAATCGGGCTCCGCAAACTGCATCAGCTTGTCCCTGAGGACCTCGTCCCCACCAACCGCTTCGATGATGGCCGCTACCAGATCCTCCACAAAGCAACTGGGCTCCAGGGCCTCAACCTCGATAGCGTAGCAGGTCTCCCCAACCCAGACGCCGTGGACGTCTGCCCATTCTTCGGTGGCTCTGTTGTAGTCCACCTCGAATTCGTACCCCGCCTGAACCGGTGACCGTCCTTGTCCCCTGAGCTGCTCTGGGGTAATGCCCACTCGATGCACCACCACCGCTCCTGGGAGATAGCGCTCGAATTGCTGGGCCGCCCCATCCTGGACGGGCACGAATCCATAATAATCGTGGTCGCTGATTACGAACAAGTGCAGCGGATTCTCTGGGGTGGGGGAGTATCGCCCTTCCCAAGATCTGAACCGATCGTTCAGCACTGCCTCCACTGCCGAGAAGGCGTTGACCCCAGACATCGCCATAAGCATCGGAACCCCGGCTGCCTTGCAGATCCCCTGGAAGTGCTCGAACAGGCCCTCCTTCTCCAGAAGGATCACGCCATGGAGATCATCAACGATCGGGGAGAATCTGGCCACATCCCTGCTGGCGTCTCGTACCCAGAGCTCATCGTAGGTCAAGCCATCCCGTACGAGATCGGCCAGGATGGAGCTTTGCGCCTGGGCATAGGATCGGCCCCAACCCGTCTTGGGCCACGTGTGGATTCTGGGTTTGCGCCCCAGCTCCTCCTCCAGGGCCCTCTTCTGGGCCTTGTTCCAGTCGCTCTTGAACACCACCCTTTGGGCCCCCTGCTCCAACGCTCGATTGGAGGATCTATGCCCATCTACCAGCACCACATCCGCCGATCGAATCAGGTAGGCTTCCAGTGCCTGGGAGGCGAATTTCCAGCCCATAGCGCCTGGACTCTTGGAGAAGTACCAACGCTGGCGGATGGTTCCCAGCTCACCCGTTCCAACCGGGCCATCGAGAGGATTCAAGCAGGCTGTCTGACACAGCGCGTATGCCCGCAAAACCACGCTCTTGTTGGGCGTCGAGCCCCTCCAAATGTGGGGCTTCAGCCCCTCGGCCAGCTCAATCCCCCGGCTCATTGCCTCACGGAACCGGCCCCCCTCTTCTGGAGTCATCTCTCCAGCAGCGACGGCCCGCTCGATCTCTTCATCGGATAGCGGGTTCAGCCCTGCCAATGCCTCCCAGACCGGGTTGTGGGAAGTGGAAATCTCGGCTATCCCATTCGGGTCGAGATCCCGAAGAACAGCCTGTTCTCCCTTCCTCAGGAATTGCCCCAACCTGGTCGGACTCGCTCCCTGCTTTTGCCTGGCCATCTCCTGTGCCTCCTCTAATGGCTCTGAGATCGCTCCGTCTGTTCCCTGGTGGGGATTCCCCCCACACCCTAATTAAACCACATCGGGAGGTTCTGCACAAATGTCGGTCGTCATACGCTTGGGGTGACATTTATCATATCCCGGCGAACAGGGGCAGGGAGGACAGGCCGTCTTCCTCTGGGTCTGTCTGTATACCCCCCTCCTTTCCCATCTCCGCCTTTTTAAGGTTCAGCGTCTTGGCCGCGTGCTCCTGGAGATATTCCTCGCTGAGATCGACGCCTACAAAGGAGATCGGGCCCTTGACTCTGCGGGCGGCTGCACCCGTTCTGGCGGTTCCGGCGAATGGGTCCAGGACAATTGAGGGAGCAACCGGCCATTCGTCGATGTTGTCCGGCCAGATGTCGCCCTCGATCACCCCTTCACCGCCACATTTTGGGCAGGGCTCCCCCGTTTCGACAGGTGGGACGTTGCTGAGCCCTCCCCTGCTGTCCCGCTGCGGCTGTCCATCCTTGGCGGTTCCGCTGGTCCAATCCTGGCCCCCCCGCAAGTACTTCATTCCTTTCCCCGTCCCCCCGCATTTGGTGCAGGGGACAGGGCCCCGCTCGGGATGCCCATAGCACCCACAACCCGGAACCCAGCCGGCTGTCTGCGCCTGCCGAATGTCCCCCTGGCGGTACCCGACAAAATTCAGCGCTTGGCCTCTCTTCGGTTGTCCCTCACTGTATGGGGCCGCCCCCCGCTGGTCCAGCATTTCTCTGGTCGTGGGGCCCCGCTTCTCTACCACTCGTTCCCAGGGAGTGCCGCATTCAGGACAGACCCCCCGTTTGGACAGGCTAGCTCGCAAACACAGCTCCGGAAGTCCTGTGGGAAAAGACGCGAAATGGGAGCCGGAGTAGGGCTCGGGGGGTATGATCCACACGCTCCTGAGATCGTGGGACCTGTTGCGCTTTTCCGGGTTCTTTTCGCTCCAGTCGATCCAATGGGCCCGTACCGCCTGCTCGTCATAGTGGTATTGTGGTCTCTTGGTAAGCATCAACACCTGCTCGTGGGTGAGGGTGGGGGCATCTGTGCGGCTCATAGGCATAGCGCTGCCGTACCCGTCATCCCCCACATCCCCATCTCTGCCCTTTGCCCAGATATTGCAAATGCGCAGATACCAACCATCCGCCTGCAGGGCAAAGGCTGCCCTCCAGGGGACGCCCACCAAGTCCTTCTCCTTGAGGCCGGGGGGGACGTTTCTTGCTATATCTGAACTCATGGATCTTACATTGGTCTGGGACACTTGATGGCTTCGGTTGGCTGCGTAGGTGTCTCCCAGGTTTAGCCAGTAAATGCCATCGTCGCGCAATACTCGCCAGAATTCACGGGAGATGGCTACCAGGTGGGCGATGTACATCTGTGGGGAGGGCTCTTGGCCCAGATGGCCCGACCATCCCCAGCACTTTTGGCAAAATCGGCCGGTAGAGACATCCATTACTCTCCCCCGATCGGGCTGGAGGTCCCCCTCCTTCCTGGGCCCCCTCAGATGGAGCTTGCCCACATCTCCCCATTCGTGCTCGCATTCTGGGTCACAGCCGTGGATGTCGAATCGATCCAGCCCCGGCATCGGGCAGAAGTTCGGAACAGAGGGCCAGGCCCTGGGAGGCACTAGATACTCTCGGTGGGCCAGATATGGGGGAGAGGTACAAATGGCGTGTACACTTTTGTCGGCCAGGCCCAAGCGCAGGCTGTGGCCCTGTAGCAGCACTCGGTCAGTTAGCATCTGGTGGGTACCACCTTTCCCAGTCTACAACCATCCTGACCGGTGGGTCTGTTCTCTTGGATAGCCACGCGGGGTACGCATCGATCATCGCCTGGGCGATCTCCTCCTTGATGCCCCTGTCGAGATCCTCTCTGGATAGCTCGCCCTCTATGCTGTCGTGGATCTGCAAAAGAAGCCGGCTGCTGGTTCCGGCCATCAACCGATCCACGGCCAACATGGCGTCCTTCATCATCTCTGCCACACCGCCCTGAATCAATTGATTAAAGGCCTTATACGCTCGATCCTTCTCATTGCCCCCCAGCCATCTCCTCCTGCCAGATAGCAATTTCAGCCAACCCCTGTCTACCCACACCCTCTCGGTGGTTCTCTGAGCGTGGGCTATTCCGGGAAAGGCCCGGCGGTGGCGTCTGATCACCTCTTTGGCATCCTCGTACGGCAGCCCCGTGGATACAGACAGGGCCCCGGCCCCTCCACCGTAAGAAATAGTGTAGTTGGCACCTTTGCCGTATTGTCGTTTTATCCTATCGATCTCCTCACCGGGCCACATCTCTCTGGCGGTTTCCTTGTGGACGTCCTTGCCCTTGTGGAAAGATTGTGCCATGACCGCGCTCTGGGCATATGAGGTGAGCATCCGAAGCTCAGCCTGCCCATAATCCACTGCCCACAACTCCGACCCACCCGGGGCCAGAAACAGGCCCCCCATGCTGCCAAAGCTGGCTCCCCTGTCGCTCATGGGGATAGCCTGGAGATTGGGGCTCCTGCAGCTCAAGCGTCCGCTGATGGTGCCGGCCGCGTGGAATCGGGGATGCAGCCGGCCATCGTCCGCCACCTTGTCGAGGAACCCCTCCAGCCAAGTGGAGATGGCTTTATCGAAACCCCTCCACTCCAAAAGAACCCCGGCCAGGGGATCATCCAAAGACACTAAGGAGTCCTCGTCTATGCGGGGATTTCCCTTCTCTGTCAGAGGTAGTTTGGCTCCCCTGTCACGGAATAGGGAAATCACCTCCGATCGAGAAGCCGGGTTCTGCAATCCTTCCCCTTTTAGTCTGGCAGCCGCCTCCTCCCTCTTTCGGGTCAGAATGCCCATCTGCTCCTGCACCCATCCGGAATTCAAGAGAATGCCCGTTAACTGCATCCTGGTTAGAAGCTTCCCAAAGGCGGACTCTCTGCGCAGTAGGTGACTCAAGGTGTCTGGTTCATCGTAGGCCTTGGCCGCCTCCTCCAGGAGAACGAGGCCCAAGCGCAGGGTGTATTCAGCATCTGCCCGTCCGTAGCGCTCCACCTTCTCAGCGGGCATCATAGCAAATTGCCCTCGATTGTTCTTCATCGAAGCCACATCGGCCGGCATTCCACCCAGGAGCCTGGCAGACAGATGCTTCAACGAGGTGGACTCTTTGTGATTGAAAGGAACGGCGATACGAGATAGGGTTTGGGTATCCACCAGTTGGCTGTCGGAGGGCCATTCCCCAGGCTGCATGTAGTCCCAACGGGCCAGACGCTCTAGATCGAATAGCGCGTTGTGCATAAAGAACCGCTCGGGGTTTCTGGCAGCCTGGATTATCGCCCGAATTCCTTCAAGGGGGTGCCTGGGAAAGAACAGCGATGGGGGATGCCCCGCGTTCAGGTACAGGCTGTCTATCTCCCCCTCTTTCAACCAGCTAATGCCGATGCCAAGTATCCGATCGTCGAAATCCAGACCCGTGGTTTCTGTGTCTACTGCTACTGCGTCGGCCCCAGAGATTTCAGTTATCAGCTCTGGGGTTATCCCCCTGTGATCTATGCTCTCTAGCACCTGTCTCCTCCTCGATATAGCCCTCTAATTCTGCTGCTGCTGCTTTGACTTCCTCAGACCCTCCAGGCAAAATGGTGGGGAGGTACCACCGTTCCCTCCTCTCCTCCCATTCTTGCACTGCTTGGAGTATGGCCCATACCCTCAAGCTCCCCAATATGGGAGAAGGCCCCACTCCACCTCCACTGCAGGTTCCCTTCCTCAACCCACCAAGATGGTCGGGCCCACTTGGGTGGGAAGCATCCGATGGCCAAACGTGGATAGTGCAGGAGCATCCATCTGTGGGGTCTATCCATGTCCCCACAACCTGGAAGGCCCAGCCAATTTCGGCGGATGCACGGCGCACTTGGGCTCTTCTGGCCCTAAATTGGCGGCCCCTAATAATGATGCTGGCCCCCGCGTTTGATAGAGGAACCACCGAATCGCCGGGCTGCAGGATTCCCGAGATCTCAATGGGCAGGGGGCCTTTAGTTTGAGAATGACCCATCGGCCGCCTCCCATTGGTGTGCTTCCAGATCCGACTGTAGCCGGCCCTGCTCAGCCGAGGCGGCGACCTCGACCATCAACCGTTTCAACCCCGTCCAATCTCGATGGTTGACCAAGCTGTCGGGGGCTTTGTCCAGAATCTCCCTGGCCCTGATAAATGCCTGCCTGGCCAAGCCATTGAATGATAGAACCCGCAACGCATCGTCATCTCTGGCCAGGGCCATGGCCCTCTCTATCTCTCCCTGCAGTCTCTCCGGGCCCGCGACGCGCTCGTGGCCCTCCTCATGCTGCTTCATCCAGGCCTCTGATTCCGACAATTCCCCGCACACCCCGCATCGGTATGCCACAATCTGTTTCATCGCTCGGCTCCCTTCCTGCCTCCCATCCCCTTCGGCCAATCCGGGATGTACTCCACCCTGATGCCCCGGCCGATGGTTCCCCAACGCTTGGCAGTCTCAAAGTCCACCTCCGCCACAATGCCGCCACCTACCATCCATTCCCAACCGGATCTGGGGTCCTGCTCACTCTGATGGTCGCTCCTGCTGGCACAATCTATCACCAAGAATCTTTCCCAGGTCTGGGCCCCCTCCGGTCTTAGAAGCCAAATTCCACCGATGTCGGGGCATTCCCTCACAGCGATGAACCCGTCAACCTCGGGGAGGTTGGCTGGGAGAGTGGCCGCAGTCCTGCCCCCTTGTCGAACAGCGATAACCCGCTCCGCTACCCCTGGGCCGTATTGGGACGCCCAGCCCGTCAGAATCAGGAAGGCCAGGGCCGCCTCTTTCACCGCTCCAGCTCCCACAGCAACTCGCTTCCCTTCTCCCATTCTTCAGGCATGTTCGCACTATCTGGGAACTGCCATAGGAATAAACGCACTTGATCCCCCAATCGGCGGAGCTCTGCCCGTTGCAACCCCCGTGCCCGACCCGCAGTTGGGGTATAAAACGTGGCCTGAATGCCCAGAGCCTCATGGCCCTCGATCGGTTCAATATCCAGAATAGCCGGCCATCCACTGCCCACCCGGACGTGATCGAAGTCTACATAGCTAGCCATCTTGCGTGTCCTCCTCTATCGTCGCCTCAACAATCTCCGAGACTTCCATTATGGCCTCTGCCAGAGCATTGGCATACTCCAGCTCCGCCACGATCTCTTGAACCATTTGCGCCGTCTCCTCCGGAGTGGGGCCCGGAGGATCACCGACGGCACAGCATAAAAGCAGCATGGCCGGGTTTGACAAAGGTATTAGCAGAGGTTGGGTGTGGGCGGAAACCCAACTTTTGCAGCCGGGCAAGGACAAATTCCCTGCTCGTTTGATGCCCCTTTCCCACAACTCTAGTAGTGCGGATGGGGATCTTGCCCAATACGCTAATAGTCTTTTGCTTCCCGGTGGGCAGGCCCTTCGGCCTCCGTGCCAATTGTCTATGCATCGTTTTGCTCCTGTAAGAATGTCAACGTGCTCCCTAGGGCTGCAATCAGGTGAGATTTGCAAACGATAATCCCCCCAGACTGCATGGCCAATTGCTCTGCAGTGCGGGCAGCAGCAATCAGCTCCTCCGGCGACAGACCGCCTTCCAGTTTGCTCAGAATCCAGCGGGCGTCTCTGGTTACGGGAAGGTCTAAGTTATCTATGCCCCCAACAGGCTCTTGATTCTGCTCAGCCATTTTGGCCCCCTTGTCTCTTCCTTCGGCAGTAGAGCGCTTTCGGCCGCCAATTTCCGGATGACTTCTAGCATCAACCTCCCGGTGGATGCCTGCGGAGCGTCTATCTCCAGCTCTTCGCTTAGGGCCAGGCGTTCAGCGGATGCCTCCTCCGGAACCGGATCGAGGTCTCGATGCTCCCGCCCCATCCGCCTTAGTCCCTCCTCAATGTGGCCCTTAGATACCGCCCCCGACCCATCCTCAGCGGATGCCGACGTTGCCCACTCTACAATGGCCATTAGACTATTCCCGGAAAAGTGGCTTCGGATGGTGTCCAGGAGCATCTGGGCAGACCCAGACAGTTCCCGCTCCTGGAGCCTTCTGGTGGCCCCCCCTGAGGGAGATACGCGCACTCGTTCTCCCTTGCGGCGGTTTCCATTCTCTTGGGCCATCTGCTCCATCTCTTTCGACCTGGTAATGGTCCAACGGGCCCCATCATCCGCCACCCATTCCAAAGACACGGCCTCCTGTTTGGCTCTCCGTGCTCCTGTCACCATCTGTATCACCTCCCGTATGTCTCGAAACATCTGTCTATGCAGTCACACCAATCCCATGGCGCGTCATACGCATCGCACGACCCCTTGCACGACTCCAGGTCATGCACCCCCGGCGCTCCGGGCCCTCCCCTTGGCACGCCACAGGCAGTCAATAGTGCCAGCAGCGCCAACAGTGTGACCAGGGCCTTAGTCAAAGTTTTCATTCCAATTTTCCCCCCTCCATCCGTTCAGAGGAACCGAGAGCTTGGCCCCAAGCACCAACAAACAGCACTGCGCCTGGTATCTGTTGCCGTATCCATCGACCACCCAATCGAACTGTCCAGGGATGCCCCGATTGATCTCCAAGCTGCACACGATCACATCCTTGATTGGGCCAGCGGCCCCTCTATACTGGCAAACCCGCTGGTCGTACCCGTCATCATCCAGATATCCGTACACAGCAACGGCATCATATAACCAGATAGCATTCCCGATCAGATCCACGGCGTACTCTCGAAAGATGCCCATGTCTCACCTTGTGGGAGTCAGATCTCGACGGTAGACATATCCCAGCTTCTCCGCCTGTTGCCTGCACTCTTGGGCAGTTACGCTGTTGCCCTCAGAGTCTGTCCCGATATGACACACACGAATCCGGTAGGGCTTGACGTTTCCGTCCTCTGCACGGATATCTGCCCCCGGCCCCAAGGTGTAGACGGGCATGGGGTGATACTGGAATCCACAGAAATAGCACTCATCCATCGATAATTCCCCCCTAACGGTGGCCGTACATCGAATTGGCCACCCTGGCATAATGCTTCAACGTGCCGGCAATAACCCTGACATCGCTAAAAGCCAGGGTGCCGCGTGGGATGAGAACCACGCCCTTTGCAAAGTCTATGGTGACAGTGCGTATCTCCGGGAGCCCGGCTGGGGTCGCCGCCCAATCTTGGAGACTGACGCTTGCCTCCCCCAGAATCGGCACTTGTATCTGGCCCCCGTTATCCTCCAGTCTGCGGTGTTGGGCCTCCAGCTCGAGATCAGTGGGATCCGTCATGATCCTCCTCAGTCAACCAATCCACTATTTGGTCTGCTAATTCCTCCGCCGTCCCGATACCGGCACTGACGAAGAAGCCGGCCGCGATCAGGAGGAGTATAATAACAACGAGCCCCAGCCCGAAAGCATCCCCTCCCATCATCGCCCTCCTACGGTTGGCAAATCCGGGCGACCCCCTGTATTTGCCGATGCCGAAGCGGCTGCAGCTTCCCATTTGCTCCTGGAATCCGGGCGGGACGGGTCGTCAAAATATCCATTGCCCCTCAACCTGTCCAGCGTTGCTCTATGCTGGCCGAATTCTGCCAATGCTCTTTTGGCATCCTGAATGTTCATCTATCTGCTCTCCTCTGTAGATCCTGACACTTCGGATAGTCTGCCCCAACCAATGCCATGCCGGCCAGAATCTGCGCGAAATACACGCGGGGGTTGCTGGCCCACCAGGGCGGAAGGTGGCTCCGTTCGATCACAAGGGGGTGCCTATTCAGGAACGACAATAGCTCTGCGTCTGTCATGCGACGTACCAGCAGACCATTCGTTCTCAGTGGGCCGATTCGCCTAGAGATGGCCGGCCGCGATGGCCATGCCCCGGCCCGAATCCAACGGAAAGATCGCTCGATCTTGTGCTTGGCCACCACCAGTGAAGCGGCCACGAAGCTGTAGCGCAGGCGTCCCTTGCGATACACGCGCACTCGATAGCCAATGGGATGGGTTCGCAAATCGAAGCTGAGCTCCCCGCTCCCCCGTGGGGTGACGGTGGCCCGCGCTCCTTCTGTGGTAACTTCCCAACAGCGGCGCTGTAATGCCAATCTGGTCCACTTGATATCCACAGTCAATCCTCCTTCATCTCCACCGTATAATGCGGGTCGAAATGCGGGGGACACCCATCTGGAGCTTCCGTCACAGACAGCCGGCTCCTCAAGGTGAGGGCCAACACACTGGTGAATTTCCAAGCGAGATACGTCTGCACGGGCTCCTTGACAAGCTGCGCCCGACGCATTACCACCTGGCCCCGACAGTCCCCCACCTGAGGGTGCCCCCAAGTGAATCGTACCAGGCGGGTGTACGCACTAGCGGGGCCTTGCCCATCGTTCAAGAGCACGCTCACCTCCAGGCGTATTTCCGGTGGGGGCAAATGCCAGGTGAACCGGGCCGCCATGCCCCGCTCGATCTCTTTAGCTATCTCGTCATCTTTCATGCTCGTCCCCTACGTGCTGCTCCTCGTTTAGATTGTGATAGTCACGGTTGCACCGTTTGCAAGCCTATATTCTTTTAGCCAATTCAGCATGTGCTTGAGAGTGGAATCGTAGCCGAATCGGCCGAAATTGTGTGCGCTTCGCCCTTTGAGTTTCAAGCAAGGCGTTATTAATCCCCATCCCGAACAACGACGAAGGCTAAGCGTGTATGTTATGTCATTGTGCTCAACCTTACCAATCACTCTGGTCTGCTGACCGTTAAGTGCCTGTTCGAGTGTCATTTTCTCCTTAGATGGCTGGGCTCTGCCTTGCTAACCCAACGGAACCGTAGCCCGCCGTCTCCACCAGTGCCTGACTGGCCGGCCGGGTACCTCCACTGTCTCGCCCATCCCGGCATCGTGGGTCCCGCTACCGCTCCCATGGGCAATCTGGTGGGCATCGCGGGCAGCCTGCTCCTCGTCAGCAGACGCCTGCATCTCGTCCAGCATCTCGTCCCAATCCATCATTCCACCTCCTGTGCCCGATCCCGGTGTATTCGGTCCTCCTTGTCCGCCACCCAGGGATTCGAACCCTGAGCTCCCGGCAACCTGCCTAGCGGATGGGGGGGACCCAATTGGGGAAGCGGGGAAAGGGACAAGCGCCCCCTTCCCTGCTCCCCTTGTGGGATCACCTCCTTCTACTCTTTGATTGTAAATGGCCCGTCTTCCCTGGCCAAGTCCACCCCAAAACGCCCCTCGAAGTGCCTCCGAATGGTTGGCCACCGATCGTCCTCCAGGATGGCCTTGCAGACCGCTTCGCGCTGCTCGTCGTTCCAGGGCATGTCCCCGACCACCAGGTCGAAGAGGAAGGCCTCCACTTGCCCCCGGCAGGGCTCGGGCAGCCCGCTCTCGATCACGATCTCCAGTTCGCCCAGGACGAGATCGTGCCAGTTGCGGTGGGGGTCCAATGGATGCAAGCTGGCGGACAACGCGTCGATCTTGTCGCTGACGCTGAGCTGGCCGAAGGCGCAATCCGGGCAAACCTCGATGCAATTGATCGCATCATCGACATCGCACTCGCCGTAGGACAGGAAGTCCACCCGGAGCGTGTCGGTCACCGCCTGGAGCGTGATCTCGAACTCCTCCCCGCACATTCTGCAGCGACCGGTGGGGGGGTCGTTCTTGATCTCCTGGACCCGTCCATTGAGAGCCGTCGCCACCGCCATGTTGATCCGTCCTTCCAAATTCCGGCTTCTAACGTTCCTATTCACTGTGTGCCTCCTCTTAAGGTTCGATCGTTCTCGATTCCGCCCGTTCCTTCACCCCCATTAAACCACATGGGAAGGCCCCGCGCAAATGTCGGATGTCATATGCTTGGGGTGACATTTGTCATATGCTTCCCGTCCGCCCCCGCGCGCCCCCGCGCGCCAGGGGGTCATCTAGGAAGGGGCGGGGGTTCCGGTGGGGGCGGACTCTTGGGGCCCTGGGGGAAGGATCGATCCCCCTCCCGGTTGGGCCTCGGTTGGGCCCCGGGTTTTGGCCTCTTGCCCAGAGCTGCAAGGATAGACTGCGCCCGTAGAAATTCCAGGGCGGCCATGCCCATCTCCCGCGCTTGCCATTGCGTAAAGGGGACGTTGATCACGGTGGTTGGTTCCCCGGCGGGTTTGACGGCCCCTTGCCCGATGACCTTCCCAGGCCCGGATTCCAGGCGGACCCATACCTTCCCATCCTTTCCCGATCGAACCTTGAGCACCCTGCTGACCGGTTTCCCTTCTGGGCCTCGGGGACTGCCCTTGAATTCACAGTAGTCGATGGCGGCCTGGCCTGCAGACAGGTCGGAAAACAGAACCCTGGCGCTGTCCAGATCGATGAAGTGGGCGGCTGTCGCTTGGGCCCCCTCTCCCCGCTGGTATTTCCCAGCGAACACCCGGACTTTGTCGATGTCGAGGGCATCCTCCAGGTGCAGAAATGCGCTCCTCGTCATAAACTGATAGAATTGCTCCCTCTGTGGGGCATTGCCGTTACCGTTTGTTCCGTTAGCCATCCTTCCTCCTATGCCTCCCCAATCTTAGGGAGTCTATAGATGATCAACCAATCTGTGACAGCCATCCCGCTCATTCTCGGATCAGCAAACCCCTTCAAGGGGGCTATGGTAGAAATCTCGAATCCGGAATCCAGCAAGATCTCCACTGTCTCCAGCAGCTTGGAGCGATCGGCCATGTACAGCATCTTTATACTCTGCTTGCGCGGCATCGTCTTATCCTCCCCCTTCCGTCTGTGTGGCTTTGAGTTTGCCGTCTGGCATCCGGCCCAGCCAATAACCCCCTCTGTCCCAGCACCGGCATTCGGGCTCTGGTGGAAGGCAATCGGGGCTCTCCTCCCTCCACCCGCATTCCGGGCAAGCAACCGGATCTCCAGTGAAGTCATTGCTATCCCACACCTGCTGTCCACAGCGGGGGCAAATTCCCCGCTCCAAGCAATCGGGGCAGGGATCACAAAACACCAGCGAGCCCGATGACAGGCTGATGCCGGCCGGCGATGGGTCCTCTGTCCAGCACGTATTTCCCGCGCCACAGCAGGTTCTACAATAATTGGACCAAAGAGAGATATAGGCCCCCCTCCGGGCCAGATGCTCTTCGTGTGTCTGTTTACACCCTTCGGTATGCTCGAAATTCTCCATCCTTATCCTTTCCCGACGGGGGTCCAATCCGGGTCTCGCTCGTTCATGAACTCGCGCATGGTGGTGATCATAACCCGGCCGTCCCCGGCAACAGCTAGCATAAAGTCTATGGGAAACCCAAACCCTGCATCAGTGGCGCTGAGCATTACCCTCGGCGGTTCTTTAGGTGGGGCCAATGGGTCCTCGATCTCGGAAAGCATGCCGGCCAAGTCCTCTCTTTCCACAACCAGCAGCCCACCCCCCTTCACCCCAGCAGCCATCACGTCCGCAGGGGGAGCCACCAATAGGTTCCCTTCCGATACCAGGTTGTAAGCTACCGAGATGTCCTTCTGCACCAACCACCGCAGGAGGAGGTGCACTAGTCTGGCCCTGACAAGCAGGCAGGCCCGCCTAATCCTCTTCATTGGGTTCCTCCTCGAACACGGCCGCCAGCACCCGGTCCCCCAGATCAGTGAGCTCCTCCATGATTGCGTCGAGTCGGCCCCACAGTCTCTCTGTATAATCGGCGTAGATCCAGATGCCCGTGTAGTTCTCCAGGACAGCCGGGGTTAGAATAAGCTTGGTCTTTCGATCGATGGATGTCGAGGGCACGTGGGGCCCATTTGACAGAGCAATCCAGGGCTCCTCTCCTAGGATATCTCTGGTCACCCAGCCCACTCCCTTGATATAGGAGAATTGCTTCCTACTATACATCAACGATGCGGAGCCGGCATAGCCTGCCACAGCAACCCGGATAGCGATCAGGCTTTGCCAATCCTTCTCTGACAGGGCAAGGGCCTCTTGGGCAGCACGGTTGGCCCTATTTATCACCGTGCACCCCTCGGCGTCCCTGATGGTCTTGCCGCAGTATTCGAGTTCGAACTCCAGAGTCTCGTAGTCCAGCTTCAATTCTGCAGGGGTACCATCCACGAGCCCGATCTCTTTGACTTTTCTGGCCATTGGCTATCTCCTCTCCCATTGAATGGCGAATATCTCCTCGGTCTCGAAGAACACTGCCCCCAGTTTGGTGAATCGGGCAGCATCCAGGTGTCTTCTCCCTGCACGGGCCCGATTGCCCTCGATATTTTTGACGACATGCGCCTTGAGCACTGGCGTCCGTCTATCGCCCCCTCTGGTAGACATCATATGGACTGCCCGATTGAACACGGCAGAAGCCAATGGGCAATGCCCATATGGGTCTCCAGTTTTTCTGGCCTGTTCCCGCGTGATCCACACGTCCCCACAGACGATAACCAGGTATCCGCCCTCCTCCAGGTGATAGACCACATTCCAGACGGCATCCTCCCACCTGCAAAGGAAGTTCTTGATGCCGTCCCCATTCTCTAGAGCGGATGGGTCCTCCGAGAATTGGATCGTGTTATAGTAAGGCGGGTGCAACACGATCAGATCAAATTGGAAGGGATCGGCATCTTGGGGCATTGGGCATTCAAGGGAAGGGGTCAGATGGCTCTTTCCATCGATGCTCAATTTGCGGGCCCAGGGCAGGGCCGTGGTGGCGTCCGCCTCGTAGATCTCCGGTAGCCGGGGGGAAATGTCGGACAGTAGGCAGTGCCGGCCCAATTCGACGGCTTTCTGACCGGTGGTTCCTGAGCCGGCCATAGGATCCCAGACCCAATCCCCTGGTTTGGACCATCTGCGGAGGATGCCCTCGGCCACCTCCGGGATGAATGCCCCGTGAAAATCCAGGGCCCCGGCGCTTTCCCCTCGTTCTAGCAACCACAGGGATGACAACCACCCCCCCTCCAGCAAGTCCATCCATCCGCTTGATTCAGTCTGTATCATCATCCCCTCCATATGGATATTTGTCTTCGTCCGCCCAGTCTGACTGCAACACCGGTTCCCCTCTTCGCCACCGGCAATAACTACACTGACACTCGGCCTCCAGCCATGCCTCAACCTCTCCCCCATCCACTGGAGAGAACCAATGGGGGATGTCCCCAGCGCCATTGCAGGTCGGGCAGGGAGAATAGAGACAGTGGCATCCGGGCCATTCCCGATCCAGCCCTCGATATAGCTGGGGCAGGGGGGCATCCGCAGGAAGTTTGCAGCGCTCTCGATCCCAAACTTCCATCCCATAGGTGCTGCCGCAATGCTTGCAGGTATGCCGGCCCAGAGTCAGACACGAGTCCAATGCGGCCAGTCTCCCCTCCAGGCTGTCGAGCTCTTCTCTCAGCATTCCTTCCCTACGGTAGACATGGCCACAATCCAGATTAGGCATCGTCACCCTCCTTTTCCCACACCACACGGCCGCGGCACCCATCCCATTCGATATCCCCCTCTGCCATAGCCCCGCCGGGGCCGAGTATGGTAATGCGATCAGGCCTGAATTCCAATGGGGGGGAAAATTGGATGGCGACCACTGCCCCCTCCGGGATTTCGTCAGACACGATTATTGGGTAACCCAGCGGGGTCTCCGTCTCCGGCAAAACGGGCTGGGGCCTATACTTCACACGGTCACGGTCTATCCCTCTCTCCAGAGCTAGGGCGATCTGCATTAGCTCGATGTTGTCGTTATCGTTCACTGCAGATATGCCCCCGAGATATCCGCCGTGTCTGGGAGCACAAACAAGCCCCACCCAGTGCAGCTCTCTCCCGGCTCGATGTAGGGGCTGCAGGTTTTGGCAAATCTGGCACGCCCAGGATGCCCGGCCCAGCCGGCATATTTGTCGGGATATAGCCGCCCTCCCACAGCCAATTTGGGGAGTGCGGCAGGGCAGCGGCGTTCTGTGTTACTGCAATAAATGTGCACTTGAACCCATACGAGCTTCGACCCGCCCTGAGCGACCTTGGCCTTGCCGGCGGTATCAATGTAGCTGCGGCCCTCTTCGATGCCCGCGATGCTCAGCTCCACACCTTCCCTGGGTGTACTTTCACAGGCTGTTAGCGCCAAAAGGACGGCCAGTAGCGTTACTAATGCTGCACGTTTTCCCGAGTTCCTCATTTGACTCCTCTCCTTCCGGCTCTTCGGCCGGGTGCTCGATCTCAGTTGTGCTATCCCCGATAGTGCCTTCCCGAATGCCGCATCACACAGAACAGCGGCTCAGCCTGTTTCTTCAGCAGTTTGTCCCCACTCCGTGCAACCCGTTCATCGCTCCAATCGGACGGCCCGATATAGGCTGCCCAATCGCCACCGTATCCGGCCACCGCTATGATCTTGACCGCAAAGGCGTCGTTGTCTTGCACATCACTGGGGGCTGTCGTAACGGGATTCCTGAATTTATATGTGGGCATCGCTATCCTCCTGGGGGCCCAGAACGACACGGACCCATTTACTTCTGTTTTCTCGTATCCCCTGGATTTGATCAGGGTCCAGGTACCCGCACTTCCGGCACCACGGCCCCCCCGATGTCTCTTCGATGGGATTCCCCGCACAGTGGGGGCATATGTCCGGCATGCTCTGGATTGCAACCCCGGAGTGCAGGGTTCCGCCCATTTGAAGCAGTCTCTCTGCAAGCCCCGGATCGAATCCCTGTGTGGGCAGCAGAGTTTTCCCGAATTCTGCCAGCACGTCCTTGAGTAGCCTTGCGCTCTCCTCGACGAATTCAGCCCCTGTCATCATCATCCTCCTCAGATGGGCCGGCCCCAGCGCGCTCCGCTTGCAGAATCTGGTGGATCTCTTCGCCCTTCCTCTTACATTCCTCCAGAAAGCTCGGCCTATCGTGCAGTACCAGCACAGCGACAAGATCCCCGGCCAACTCCCTGGCCGCTTCCGGACTGAACACGATCGCGCCGATGGGCCCCTCCTCGGGGGTAATCGCCACATTGTTCCCGTAGTGGCAAGTGATGATGTCTTCTTTGTCCAATTTGATGATTACAAGCATTGGTTCTTTTGCCTCCTCGTCTACAATTAGGGAGACCACCAGCAGCCCCCCTACCACGAAGAGCAGCAGGGCTGCCTCTGCGGGGCCGAATCTCTCCAGGATCCCCCCTACCAGAAACCCGGCAAGCACTAGGGCTATACGAATAAAAATGTCCCAAGCTCTGCACATAAGCGCTCCTCTGTATCCCACGCCTCGGCGGCCCGGATCCTGGCCCGGTCCAGACGCAATCGAGCATCGATGGCCCCTATCGGATCGTCCAAAATACGGGCATTCTCCACGGCCAACATCTCCTCGACAGTGCGGCCAGCAATGAACCGGGCATACTTGGCATCCAGCCGGCACCGCTTGTCTATTTCCATAACAGTCTGGAGCTCTCCCCCATTTAGGCAGGGCTCGACCAGACGATCGACCCATTCCCTCAAACCGCCATTCATCTTAGCATTCCCCCTCCAAATAACAACACAGCTAGGAGGCCCAGGGTGAGACCGGCCAGCACCACAAGTGCCAAGGGCCCGCAACCGCAACCAGAATAGCCCTGCTGTGCCATATCTCATAACCCCACTTCTGTTCCCGATTTAGCCGATGTGGGCTCTCCCACCAGCTCCCTCAAAGCACACCAAGGGCAGTTCATGCCAACGCACACGCTACGCCCACAGACCGGGCAGGTCTGGATGCCCCCGCCTGGGTGCAGCATCTCTTTTATGGCCTCTTGAATTGCGGGGCAGTCGTCATCAGGCTCGGCCAGACAGATAAAGATGGTCTGTGTCCTCCTGGTGATCCGGCCGCTTTCCAGCTTTGTGATTTCACACCTGCAGAGATGCGGGCAGTTTTCGCAGGGCGGCATCCGGTCTGGGTCCGGCCCTCCCACATCGGTTGCCTCTGGGGGGCTCAGTGGCTGTGGCTTGCACATTTATCCGCCCTCCTCAAATTGGGGCGTACTCCCGATCCACCTGTCCACCAGACACATCCTCCGATTTGGTGAATCCCCTGGAATTGGATTCCAGAACCTCGGCCCCATCCACCGACTCGAGGATAGCATCTTTGCACTCGCGGCACACGGGGATGGTGGCCTCATACCCATTGTCGTCGAAGAAATGGACAATGTGCTTGGCTACCCGCCCGCAAATCTTCTTGTTCCTATAGTGCCGGCATCTCGCTTTTCGATGGGGACGTCTGCGCCCAATGGTATTCATACGCACTTCCTATCTAGTTGTAGGGCCAGAGTGCTGGCCGTAATCAAAGCCACCCCGAGTTGGGCAGCCTCGTCCGCCGGCATCGGTCCAAAGGCATAGTAGTTGACTTCCGCCGGGGGCTGCTCCTTCCCGGCTATCGCTTCGGAGAGATTCTCCCGCTTGCGGACCCAGATGTGCTCCTTGAACCCTTCATCCTCGGGCTCCCGGTAGGCGTCGATCGAAATAAGGGTAATACGGAGGGAGCTCCCTTCCCTATCTGTGCCTAGGTTTTCGGTTTTTTGCACCTTCATCTGTGCTCCTCCTGGATGGTGTTCCTTTAGTCGTCGTCGTCGTCGCTTCCAAACATCGCCTCGTCGGCCGCGGCAATGGTCTCTTCGGCTGACTAGATCTCAGCCTGTAGCTCGTCATTTGTTGGTGGATCCGGCAGCACCTATATCACCCCCTTTCCTAACCCCTCTTTGGATCGATCCTTCACCTGCAGGCACTTGTACAGAAGCTTGGGGATATCGTATCCCACCTCCTGTCCGCCGATGCGGAACCAGAGGGCATACTCGTCTTTGGGATTCTTAAGTTTGGCGTAGCAGCCCCCGCGCTTGCGTCTGGAGAAATGCCTCACGCTGTGGCGTTTGTAGAGGATGTCATCAATGTGGCGATCAATGAATGCCCGCAAGGCCATGGTGCCTTCTGAGAAGACATAGAATCTGAGCAATGCCTTCTTCAGTTGGCCGGCCTGACGGGCACTCAGTACATCCAGATCCAGCAGGGCGTCCAGGCCCCTAGGTGTTCCGTTGGGATCACTCACAGCAGCGGCCCGTAACCCGAGTCGTTCAGATCGTCCATTACGTCGTCGTAGGCGCTAATGGCCCATTTTTGGGTTCGTCCTCGATCGGTCACGGTCCTCAAAACCCGGTCGCGGGCAATGCCCAGACCGATAGCCGCAGTGATCCATCCGTAGATGGCATCCCACTTCGCACGCTTGACTGCGGGCAGGGTGCCTCCGGAGCACTCCGGGCAGGTGTCTACGCTCAACACGGCCCCGATGACATCAACTGTGGGGCGGTTCTCCTTCAGGAAGGCATCACACAAAGCGCTGAGTGCATGATCGTGGTCGAGCACGAACTCACGCCCGCACTCTTTGCACTGGCACTCAATGCCCTCCTCCCTCGACTGCCGCAAGAAGTCCACGGCGTTGACGAATTCGCCTACCGTGTCTGCCATAGAGCGGGTCTCCTCGTCGAACTCGGCAGCGTCGCCCCGAAACCCGCAAGTACCACAAGCCCAATCCTGGTGGAGATTGTTGGTCTCTCTGACGTTCGCGCTCTTGCACTTCGGGCAGCTTATCTTGCTCATCATGTGCCTCCTCAGGGCCGTGCTCTAGATCGTGCAGCCCAATCCTCGATGCGGGATCTCTCCCACACCCCTATTAAACCACACCGGAGGGCCCCGCACAAATGTCGGGTGTCATACGCTGGACATAACAGGTATCATATGTGCCATGTTATGGTTGGAAGGGTGTCATGTGACACTTGCGCTTCGAGTTGGGCTGTGGTTTAATGGGGGGGAGCAACCCCCCGGCCCTGATCGGGCCCAAAATGAACAAGGAGGAGGCTGTGGCATCTGACGAGTTTAATTTCACCTGGGGTCTACACCTCCTGGACGAGCTGGGGTACGTGCAGCTATTTGTATTCATGCTGCGGGCATACTCTCAGCTCGGGATTACCAGGACGGAGATGCTGCTCTTGAGCCATCTTGCCAGTTATCACTACAACAGTCCGGCGGGAGAGAGCCGGCCGTCGCTGACGACGGTAGCAAGGGAGATGGGCTACAGGAGCAGGGTTTCCGTTTCCAGGTTAGTGTCATCCCTGAAGGAGAAGGGAATGCTAGTGGTACACGAACGACCGGGGAAGCCGTCGATCTATGATGCCTCCCCGTTCGCCAGAGCAGCGTTGCGCAAATTTCTCAGGCTGCACAAGGAGGAGCTATGACCGAAGATACCGCGAGTACCAAGGAGAGGGCGGCAAAGGTTCTGCGCGTTTTGGCCCGATCGATGAAGCAGGGGACCCTCTGCCTATCGGTGTGCAATAGTGTCTCCCCCCTGAACCAATTGGGAGAAACCGCCGGGGGCATAGAAGAAATAGCCGGCTTGCTGGAGGAAGGATGCCCCCACAAGGACGAGACGGCCGCACTGCTGCACGAAGCTGCCGATCTCCTAAATGTGCTCATCCTAAAGGAACGAGTGGAGGAGGGGGATCAGGAGAACAGGGCCCGATCCCTGATGTACCGGCTCCGGAAAAGGGCAAAGCGCGGGGGAGGGCGAGATCACGGAACTATTTCCAAGACCACCGGGCAGGGGCAGCCTGTTGCGTCGATGGAGCGGGTGCTATCGCTGGTTCGCGAGGAGCGGGCCAGACAGGTGCACCTATGGGGCGATGAAGACCGATCGGACGGTTGGTGGAGGATGATTCTGGACGAGGAACTGGGGGAGGCGGCTAGGATATGGCTGGAGGAAACCTATGATGCCCAGCCGGCCGCGTGGTTCAGGGAGATGGTCCAGGCAGCGGCTGTCCTGGTGGCGTGGTTGGAGCACAGACTCAATCGGGCTGGATAGAGGTGTATACTCCCGTATACAATAGGTGTATACTCCCGTATACACGAAGAACATGAAAAAGAATCCGATTCTTCACCGAAGAAATCGCCCCCTTACGGGGGAATCTTTCCAAGCGCTGCCCCTGCTGGAGATAGATATAGAGCTTGCAGACCGGTTTGGGCCGATGGCCTTGCAGATGGCCAAACTGGCCGGTGGGTGTGGCCTATCAGAGGAGGGCCGGCAAGCAGTCCTGGAGATCGTAGACGGCTTACACCCTGGTACAGCGGCCGCCGCTCAGCTCCTCGTTGAGTGGGTCGGCTCCTCTAAGGAAATCCTCCCGCTGCCTCTGGAGGACCAGAAGGAGGGGTATCTGAATACTTGACAAAGAGGCCGAGCTGTGGTATAATGGGGGTACCCTGAGGCCGGCCCGTCCTCAGGGTGGCTCGGAGAAGCTTCGCGCTTGATTCCGTGTCTCCTCCTGGACGGGGGCCCGGGGCCTTTAAACCGTCCCGGGCCCCTGACAGAGCGGATGGGCGAGGACTTTTTTGAAAAGAGTGTGGGTGCGCTGCGATAGACAAAGGGTGCAGCGTTTGGCAGGTCTGGTGGGAAGGCCAGCCGGGAAGTAACACCTCGTGGCGGATTCGGCCCTGATCGTTGGGGAAATGGAGACTCGGTGGCCCTTTGGAGGGAAGACCGGCCCCTAGATCGGATACGGGGAACAGATGAGCGCAGAGGGGAGACAAGGAGAGCCAACGCGGCGCTCCGTGAGTATGCGCTTATGGGTCCCGGCAGGTCTCTACTGAAGCTGCATGCCAGATTCCGGGCTATCCCCAAGAAGAATGCCCCTCAACCGCCCACGCGTCGTCTGTCAACTCTCAAACTGTGGTCAACCAAATATGACTGGGTTGCCAGGGTCAACCGGTGGGGCAAAATCCGCTGGGAGACCCGGCGTCGTGCTATACTCGAATCCGATTGGGAGGATGGGAGGGCCCTGAGGGAGAAGGCCCTGAAACTGTTAGAGGGTATAGATGGGAGCTCCCTTTCCCAGGTTGTGGAAGCGATCCAGGTTGCCAGCAAACTGCAGCGCATGGCCACCGATGAGCCGACAGACAAGGTGGAGGTGGCCCTGACTGGGCAGGCCCTGGATGGGGTGATTGAGAGAGAGATAGCCCGGCTTCTGGAGGAAATGGGTGATGGATTGGGTGTAGAGGTGAGCCTAGAGGATGTCTTACCAGGGGGGAACAACCGCGATATCTCCAAACTATCGACCGGGTGATTGGCATCGATGGCCGACAGAGGATAAGCGGGCGCTACTGCAGAGACTCAGAGAGATAAGGAGGGCCGGACGGGCTGGATTTAGACGGGGGACCCTTCAAGCACGAGGGAATTTTCTGTCCTTTATCAATTACACATTCCCTAACTATGTGCCAGATCCGGCTCACGAGCTGATCACAGACGTGCTGACCGAGGTTTTGCGCGGGAACCTGAAGCGGGTGATGCTATTTGCTCCCCCACAGCATGGAAAGAGCGAGATCGTTTCCGTTCGGTTTCCTGCTTTCTGGTTTGCGCACAGGCCCAATGATCCGGTTATCTTGTGTAGCTATGCTGCGTCTTTGGCCACGAGCAAATCCTGGGAGGCCCGATCGGTTGTGGAGAGCCCAGAGTATCGGGCTCTATTTCCGGGCATCGATACCGATCGATCTAGCAGGGCCAAGGATGAATGGAGAATCAAGGGGTATCGGGGAGAGCTGGTGGCTGCGGGTGTTAGGGGCCCGATTGCTGGTCACGGCGCACTGTGTGGAATCATCGATGATCCGTTCAAGAATCGCCAGGAGGCCTTCTCCAGGGTTCGTAGGGAGGAGGTCTGGAATTGGTGGCGCTCGACATTCCGCCCGCGAATCTGGGAGGGCGGGGCAGTTGTTATCGTCACGACCCGGTGGCACGAGGACGATCTGGCCGGCCGGCTGCTGCAAGGACAGCGGGATAAATGGAAGGTGATCCGGCTCCCTGCACTGGCGGAATCCCAGGAGGACCGGGACAAGGCCAATACTCGTATTGGGCTGGAATCTGGTGTGCCCGATCCGTTGGGAAGGGAACCCGGAGAGGCCCTTTGCCCTCAGCGCTTTAGCCGGGCGGCGCTCCATGAGACTAAGGAGGACGTCGGGAATTATGTCTGGTTCTCCCAGTTTCAGGGCTCCCCCAAGCCTCCAGAAGGGGGCAGGATTAAGCGGGTCTGGTTTGAGATCGTGGACCGGGTTCCGGATATCGAGGGGGTCTTGTGGTGCAGGTATTGGGATAAAGCTGGCACTGAGGGAGGCGGGGCCTTCTCTTGTGGCACGAGAATGGCGGCCGTCCCTCTGGAGGGCAGCGCGTCTTACGGGAATCCCACCAAGTGGCACTTTTACGTTGCAGACATTCGCAGAGGCCAATGGTCTTCTGGTACCAGGGAAGCTAGGATCATCCAGGCAGCCAAAGACGATGCGATCTTGGATTGGAAGGATGAGGGGGAGTATGAGATTCTCGATCCGGGCCCCCCGATTTGGGTGGAGCAGGAGCCGGGCAGTGGGGGCAAGGAGTCTGCCGAGGCCACGATTTCCCGTCTTATTGGATTCGATGCCCACCTTGACAGGGTAACTGGGGCAAAGGAGCTGAGATGGGAGCCGTTTATTGCGGCTTCCGAGAATGGGCGGGTGTTTCTGGTTCGGGGGCCCTGGGTGTGGGATTGGCTGGACGAGGTATGCGCTGTCCCATTCGGGACATTCAGAGACCAAATAGACTCAGGGTCTGGGGCTTTTGCAAAGCTGGTGGCCAAGACTAGGCGTAAGAAGAAAAAGGCCTACCACGGCCTGGTGTGAAGGGGGACGGATGTCGGAATTGTATCAAGCTCTAGTGGATGGGCGGGTGACGCTGGATGGTCTTAAGGCGGAGGCCGACCCGGAGCCCAAGCAGCGGGGGAGCCAGAATCAGCAAGGGGCTCCCAAAAGTGGGGGCATGCGCAGGTTCCGCTTGAACCGCAAGCAGGACGAGAGCGGAGTTTCGGGGGAGGGCATTGTCGCCGAGGGAGTGGCGTTCTCCAATGGGCAGTGCGCCCTGCATTGGCTGGGGGATCTCTCCTCGATTGTTCTGTACGACGATATGCAGACGTTAGAATCGGTACACGGCCACGGCGGGAAAACCGAAGTGCTGTGGATGGACAATTAAGGAGTGTAGCATGAAGATGAGTTCCAGAGTGGCGCAGAGGATAGCCGATCGAATCACGGACGGTCTGCTGGTATCCGGACGGGGGCGAGCAGCCAATGCCAAGGCCGGTGGCGATGACTTTACCGATTTCGTCCGGACTCTAACGAGAGACCTGAGCCGGTTTCAGAGAGAGATATTTAGCACCGTTGACCGGGTGTGTAAAAGATTCGGTGTCGAGACCCCATCTGCTATCCGCGGCATAATTGTGGAGGATCTCGGCGAGCTCGTTGCTTACGTTCAGGCAGCAGCGGCCCGGGGCTCTTATCGATCAATTGCCGGGTTGGCGACTAACCCGGTTGCTCCTATCAGATATCTTGCTGATGACCCTGAGGAGCTGTTGGAGGAGATAGATGCAGCGACCACTTATCTGGAGAGACGGAGGGGTGAGCTGGTGAAGCTGAGTGGGGGTATCGCCCTGTCGAGCCGCACTTTCAAGCGCCTGTTGCATGTGACGGCCGGGGGGCGGGACGAGGCATCTAGGGAGCTGGCCAGGCATATAAAAGGGATATCGGAGGAGGTGGCCGCGGCATTCTCTGCAACCCATGAGGCTCTGGATAGGGTAGAGCGGGCGTTGTCCTCTCTGGAAAGGATTCGATGATGAGTGGGGCACTACAGCAATTTCTGAAGAGTGGGGGCGCGTTCGATGATCTGAAAGGCAACGATGGTTCCTCTCCCCCCGTTAAGGCAGGGGGAGATTTGGATTGGCTACAGGGCCGGCTGCAGGGTTCCCAGCGCGAATTGGGTGGGCTGATGCGCAGGGTACATAACCTGTCCGGGGATGTGGTCCAAGTCGGTCTGGACTTGGCCCCTGTCGGGCAGCGGGCAGAGCGGGCGGGATTCGACGATATCTTCAGTACAGCCGCCGATGCCTTCGACCACATCGCCGATGCCAGGGAGCTTCTGGACTCCGCCGAGAAGGCCCTCAAGCAGGCGGAGAGGGTGTTGAATAGGGGAACTAGATGAGCAACCGACCAGTAGCACAAGAGATCGCCTCCCGTATTGCCGAGGGACTAGCGGGTGGGCCAATCAAGGCCGGCGGTGACGTTGCCAGATTAGAGAGGGAGCTGGAGACCGAGTTTGGTGCATTGGCCCGTCAGGTGAAGAGCCGGGTGGAGAATGTGTGTGGCCGGTTCGGCATTTCTTTGGGGCCCAAACTGCAGCGGTGGATAGACAGAGCATTCAGAGATTTGCATATTCGGATTTCAGACACCGTTGGGTATATGATGGAGGAAGCCGGCATGCTGTCCTTGCCCGACTCCCGGCTTCCGGCTGTCAAGTTCGGCTCCAATGAGAAGCTCCTCAAAGAGGCCTCCCAGCATCTGGAGCGGGCCTACCGGGTGGCGGACATGGCGTCCAAGTCACTCAGGCGGACTGATCCCTCTACTTCGGATCTAATCGATCGAGCTACTCGCAAGATGGCTGCTGCCAATGGAGAGATCCGGGGGGCGAAAGACCGGTTGGGAGGATACCCGTGAGCACCTATCGGCACAGGCCGTATCGAGCAGCAACCAGCGTCCCACGCCTCGTCCGACAGGTGGACGATGCAATCAAGGAGATCGACGGCATCAAGAAGGAACTAGACACGGCCGGTACTCATTCGGCCAGGCTCAAAACCAAATTGCTAGCACTGGCCAGAGATGCCGCCGAATTCGGGGCCGAAGAAATCGCTGTTGCTGCGCGGTTCCTGTCCAAAAATGTTTTGCGCGACATGAACAGCGCAGATTCCAACCTGATCGAGGCCAAACACCAACTGGAGCAAGCGGCGCGCCGGCTGGAATCCCGTGAAGAGAAGGCATATCCGCATATCCCGTCACCGGTCAAGGCAGGGCCTCTGGAGCCGTTCCCTACAGTGCTGAAGAACCATTGGAGATCGGTGTCCAGGATATTGAATGGGGATCTCAGCAGACAGCCCGGTGCTCTTAGGGCCAGAGCATCTGAGATAAAGAATGAGAACGGTGGGGCCCCCGATCGGCATACTGAGGCCCTATACCAGGCGGCCGACAAGGTGGACGATGCCTTGAAGGCTCTGGATAATGCCCGGTCGGTTCTGGGCAGGGCCGGGACCATCCTGCAGCGGGCGGGATAGGAGGTAACGGGGGGGGAGATTTCTGGGTAAAAGAGGGCGGCGGCATCTGAGCTGGCACGATTTCAACCATATACTTGAGGAGAAAACCAATGACTTCTGAAGGAATGAGTGGTACGCGCAACAAAATGACGGGGGCCCTGATCGTTGGGGCCCTGCTTCCGGTTTTGCTTCCAGCGCTTCTGGTGATCCCGGTGGGCACGAGCCCAGAGGAAGTTTGGGAGGCCATCCTGGCCTTCCTCACCATGGTCTGGACCTATGATGGGGTCAAGTGGATCGTGTTTCATGTCCTGCTGAACACCGTTGCAGCTTTGGCGGTTTCGATCTACACCGGTGAGTTCATCTTGGGGAAGTTCTTCGAGTTTCTGTATCGGAAACTCCTGCCCTACGTGTTGCTCTACTATGTGGCCAAGCTGGTGGGGATGGAAGTTGGCCAGGAGTGGATCGCCCCTGCTTGTTGGGCCATCATCGGGGCTACCCTGCTGGGCGATCTGGCCGACAATGCCCTGAAGCTGAACCTCCCATTACCAGAGAAGGTCAAGATGGCTCTGTCCTGGTTCGTGAAGATGGTCAAGGCCAATCCCAGCATGCAGGCCAGGGAGGCCTACCTCCGGCACTACAGGAGCAAGTTCTAGAGCCGAAGCCGGCCAGATAGGAGCGCACACTGATGAATGGGCCAAACGGTGAATAGCACTTTAACAACCATCTTGATATCTCTGATCTCGGGGAGCGCCCCGTCTATTGTCTTGTGGCTGCTTACCAGACGCAAATACGAGGCAGAAGTTGGCAAGCTGAAGGCGGAAACAGAGAAGCTGGAAAGCGACGCTGCAGCGCTACTGACGGAGGCTGCATCCGGATTGGTGGGGGATCTTCGCTCCGAGGTGGATGCGCTCAAAGAGGACAAGCGGGGCCTGGAGAAGCGGGTTTCCCAGTTGGAGGAATTGGGCGGTAGACAATCAGCCACCATTGCCAATCTGAAAATAGCTCTATCCAGGGCGGAGGGCAAGATCTATCAGTTGGAGTGTGAGAACAGGACTCTGAGAGAGACCAATCACCGTTTGGCCCAGCATTTGGCAGATATGACGGGGGGAGACACAGGCCCCCTAGACATACTGGGAGAGGAGCCTTGTGAAGGCGAGGACGAGAGCTGATGACTGAGCGCGACTACCTTGAAAATCCAGGGTTCAATGTGCCGTGGGAGGCAGAGGAAAGCCACAGGTACCTGGTCGTCCCGCTGGAGGACGGGCGGCCGCCGTTTTTCACGCAGGCCGGCATTATTCACGCTCCCCCACGCTGGACACCCTGGTGTATAGTGGACGAGGAGAGTGGGTGGGACCACCCAGAGGTTCATCTCAGATCGAGGGAGCAATTTCCGGAGCGAGTGTGCGAAGGAGAGCGGTCTGCTATGCTGTTTACCTTCTTCAGGCGGCATGATGCAGGATTCCAGCAGACGCTTCGGGTCCCGGCAGGGACTCTGATCAGACTCACTGCTAGAGCCCATGCCTGGAGCAACCATCTGGATGGGGAGCACCCGGACGATCCGAGGTGGAGTGAGGGGGCGGGGTACGGAGCCGGGTTCTTGTCGGCCGGCTTGGCCCCCAACGATGAATGGGCAAATTTCACCTTCTGGGTGGGCATAGACCCAACTGGGGGGAACGACCCACTATCCGATTCGGTGGTCTGGGGACACGGGGCCCACATCTATAACGAGTTTGCGGATGTCCCCCCAGTGGAGGTGATGGCCGGCGACAGTCCGATCACGGTGTTTCTGAGATCGAGAACGGCCTATCCTTTCAAGCATAATGATGCCTATTGGGATGATGCCCATCTTCTGGAGGTCCCCGTTGAGCCGGAGATCGAGGGGGGATCGACAAAGCTTGGGGCCCATGTTCTGAGGACAGCAGCGGATTTGGGAGGGTATATCGATGCCGGCCCGGCTGTGGTCAAATTCGTGGGAGATTGGGGGATGGCGGAGCAGGTCCCGGAGGGGGTCCTGGTTGTCGGCAGAAAGCACATGTCGGAGTATGATGCCCAGCAGCAGCGGGCATCCGGTCAGGGCCCGGACGATGCAGCCCGGCAATTCATTGAGGATCAGAGGGGAGTTTATCAGTCCAATCCTGGTATCAAGTACTGGGAGGGGCACAATGAGCCTGTGTGGAACTCTGTGGAGGATATGACCTGGTATGCCCGGTTCGAGATCGAACGGATGCGCCTGATGGCGGATCTAGGCCTCAAGTGTGTGATTGGCAATTTTGCCACAGGCACCCCTGCACTCAACCTCTGGCCGGCATTCGTTCCGGCTTGTAGGGTGGGCAAACAGAGAGGGGCCCTGCTGGGCCTGCACGAGTATAGTTGCCCCTGGATGTGGTGGATGACTGGAGCGTATCAGATAGACCCGACCGAGGATGAGGGGGACGAGGGCTGGACTACATTGCGATACAGAAAGGTCTATCGGCAGCACCTAATACCAAGCGATGCTGTTATCCCTTTGGTGATCACCGAGTGCGGGATAGACGGACTCGTTAGGCCGTTGCCACCCGGAGTAGATGGGGGGGCCTGGAGCGACCTGGGGGACTTTTGGCGCGACCACGACCAGGAGCCGGACAAGGAGGACTACTACTTCAGGCAGCTTGTCTGGTATGATCGGGAATTGCAGAAGGATGAGTATGTGGTGGGTGCTACGGTGTTCGCTTGGGGAAATTTCGGGCCGCCATGGGATGCATTCGATATAGCGGGAACGGGGGTATCCGAGAAATTGACTCAGTATACCATAGAGCATCCGGCTGAGGGGTTCGATCCAGGAGGTTCGGGCAGGGGGACCCCACGAATCCAGTACAATAGGACCTATGTTCTTTTGCCCCCCGATTGTGGGGCCGAGTGGGCTGCGGCCGTGATTGCTGCAACCTGGGAGGAACACCGCTTCACGATCGGTGGAAGTGCGGATGATGCTGGCATCGGGGATCTCGACTATCGCCGAGTCGTTGCGGTCAACCCGGAGCAGTGGCGCTCCGATCTGGAAGGATTCTATCAGCGGCATTACCCGAAGGTGATTTTCCGGCCGATAACGGCGGAATCCCCTGAAGAACTGGGGGTGGCGCTTCGTGCTCTGGAGTGAGAGATGGCCCGCGATAATAGGTGCTATCTGCGCGGCTGGACACCTCTAGGGCTGTTCAACTCGTTGGTGGGGTGTCTGTTCAATCGGGTGCTGGTGAAAGTTGAGGACAGCAGAACCGGGAGGACAGTGCGACGATATTGGGATAGGGCGTCAGCCCACCCAGGGGGAAAAGATGGCCAGTATACAACCAACCGAGAGTAATGGGTCTTCTACCCCCCCACTGACCCCCCTGCCGGATAGTCAGGCGTGGGCGGCCCTGAGAGAGTGGAACCGCAGAGCCATTGCCGGGGCCCTGAGCGTTCCGGTGGAGGTCTTGTGGGGCAAGGACCTCTGGGATGCCATCAGGGATGGTTTGGATCGGGCAGACCGGGCAATCGACGATGTCTGCGAAAAGTGCAATATCGATAGGACAGAGATCGAGAAAGAGGCCCAGAAAGCAGACGCCGATGCCGGGGAGGATGGGGAATGAGCACTATGGCACTGGTTGACCGGATAGCCGAGAGGGTGGCGGCCGGCCTGAAGGGATACGGAAGTCAGTGGCGGGTATGCGATTACAAGGGGAAGCTGGCAATCACGCTTCCGGCAGCCCCAGACTGGAATGAGCCGTTTATGGTCAAGCCGTACCACGTCTCTAATATCCCGGTCAGTCAATATCGGGAGCTGCTAGATTGCCCGGTTCGTAACCTCCGTGGGAATGTGGGGACGGTTGCCCCGATCGGTGGGAGACCCAAACGCCTGGATACTTCGGGGTGGAAAAGAATCGAGGAGAAGAAACGAGTACGCAAGCCCCCCAAGGGCAGGGATTACGACTATGTGTGGGAGCGGGGGGAATGGAGGAAAGAGTGGGTATAGGAGGAGACAGGCCGGATCTGATGCAGGATGTCCTGGACTCGCTTGAGAAGCTGGCAGAACAGAAGCAGGAGGCTGTGGCCCTTTGTAGAGAGCTGCTTGGTGTGCTCGAGCGGATCCATGAGGGATTCGATGAGAGGGATTCAGAGAAGGCATCGAGCGTCCTGGGACGGAGCTTAATCGATGCCTGGTCAAAGAAGATCGAGGGGCTGAGTCATGCGAAAGATTGACCGGGTTCTGGAGGAGATGAATGGCGGCCTGGTGGGGTTCCGTGTTAGAGACCAGCGGGTGCTGTTCAAAGCGGTAGCAAGGACTGTCACGCCGGCTTCTGGGTGGATCTCGGACGATGGTACCGATGTGGATTTCATCATCCTCACCCGCAAATGGAGGGCCCAAGTGCAGGAGGTGGGAACCCGGATTCCTCCAGTGTTCCTGCAGACCGATGAGCGGTGGGCCGATCTAAGGTACTCGCCAGAGAGCCGGCTGACCTTCGACCAGGCCGGCTGTCTGGTATGCACTGCAGCTTCATTGGCGGCCTGGGCAGGGTATGACGTGGACCCGGTATCCTTTGCTGGGGCCATTGCTGAGAAGGGGGCTTTCTCTGGCGGGAATTTGGGGCATCCCTCAGCAGTGGCGCGGGCGTTTCCGAAGTTGACATGGCATTTGGCAGGGGATCGGGTGTACTGGTCTCCCAAATATCAACAAAGGGAGACCAGTCGCATTGATTGGGGGGACAGACCGGCGGACGTTGGGTGCTTGGGGCCCATCCTGGAAGCCCAGCCCGTTCCGATCAAGGTGGACTACAAGCCGAATACCAGACCGATCGATCAGCACTTTGTCTTGGCGTATTGTTATATTCCAGACCCAAACGGAGGGCTGAACGATGATCTGTTGGTGATGGACCCAATGTCTGGGAGGACGTCTGCACTGACGTATTTCAACCCAGATTGGTTGAACGATTGGATGAAACGGGAAGGCGTAACGCGTGTGGAGCGGCTCCTGATGGGGGCCAGGGTTTGGGACATACAAGACTAGGGGCCCCATAGAGAGGGCCAATCCAAGTGGAGGGATGAAAGATGAATAGCAAGATCAGCAGGGTTTTCAGTGTTCTGGCGCTCGTTTCCTTGTTGCTGGTGCTGGCGGGATGCGAAGAAGGGACCCCGTGGGATATCGGCATTGGGGGAGAACCGGCGGACGAGGAAATGCCGGCCGCGCGGTCAACCTACCAGTGCGCTGTTCATACAGAGCAGGGATGCGCTAAGCTCGTCGTCGAATCCGGCGGTGAGATCGAGGTCCAATCTGGCGGCACGGTTGACTTTCAGGATGGGGTCACCGTTGATCTCTCCAGCGGTGTTGACCTGGACGGGTCCACTCTGACTTGGGACGCAGATGGGGACACAACCGCTGTGGCGTCAGACGACGATGTGGTCAGCATGACTGTCGGGGCAAGCACCGGCTACTTTAACGTTCTCACTGGGAATCTCAAGGTGGGGGACGGCAGCCCGGATACCTCCCTCAACGGGGAGGATCTTTATGTGGAGGGTACCATCGAGGTCGATGGGGCAGCAGATTTCGATGGGGCTGTCGATATGGCCAGCACTCTCAACCTGCTTGGGGCCCTCAGTGACAGTGGGGGGGCGCTCACTTTCGAGGACAACACGCTGATCGATGGCCAGTCAGATGCCGTCCAACTGACAATTCAGGGCCATACTACCCAGACGTCCAGTTCGTTTGTCGTGGAACAAAGCGACGGCACCGACAAATTCACCATTAACGACTTTGGGCAGGTAACGATCTCCCCAGAGATGGACGACGATGGGGCAAACTATGACACGTGGGTCGGAATCGATGGCACTGTCACTGGAACCGGAACCAAAGATCGGGTTCGAGCCCTGGAGGTCGAGTTTGAGCGCCCGGCCGGCCAAGAGCTTACCAGTGGGGACCATGATGACGTGGGCATCAAGGTGGCTGTTAAAACCAAAGCCATTACCACGACCACCGGCACAGTGCTCCGAGGGATTGACTGTGAGGCGAAGGCCGACAATCCCAGCGGGACGGTCACCAACCTCTATGGTGGTCTGTTCACGTCCAAGAGCGATACCGGCGCTGGCGATGTCTCCGAGATGATCGCCCTGAGCAGCAACGTCCACAATAACGCGGCTGTGAACACGACGCTCCTATCTGCGGATTTCCGTCTGTATAGGCAAGCGGCTACAGAGCCCACTACGGAGGGGGTCGTCAGGGTTCGCAACGGCAGCACGTCTGGGACGGGATGCGATTACGGTGTGGGGATTGTCTCGGATGGCAGCGGGGAGACTGACGATTTCGACTATGGGCTGGATATGTCCGGCGCTGATATCGACGATGCCGACATCCGGTTCTCCAATGGAACGACTCTTTATGAGACAACCGATACCGTACTGACTTTCGGCGAATTTCTGGCTGCCGAGGAGCAGTCTGCAGTCACCCTGGGCGATGGTGAGACGATCACGGCGACCGGCACTTTCCAGCCAATCACCTCGTCCGGAAATGTCACCTGCAGCACTTCAACGTGTATTGTGGACGGCGTGGTCGATGGCCAGTTGCTGATTCTACAAAACGTGGGGTCCGACAACATCGTCATCGACGGCACGGGGGGCAATGTTGAATGCAAGAACGACGTCACCCTGGACGACAATGACACCTTGATGTTGCTCTGGAACGGCTCGGACTGGTTCTGCATCGCCAATTACGATAACAGCTAGGCTTCATCTCCTTACTCTCCTTGTGGTGTGGGGGGAGGGATTGTCGGGATCCCTCCCCCTGAGGGGAGATTGAAGGGATACTATGGATATTCGGTGGACCAGAGCAGGGCCCAGGGGCGAGTACTGGACGGTTGAGGCGGAGCGTGTCGGTGTGTCTGCCCAAATAACCCCGATGGAAGGTGGGGGGTTCCGTCTGCAGATCAAGCGCAATGGGCGGCTCAGATACGACGAGCCGGTCAGGGGGACTCTTAGGGACGCCAAGCAGGCGTTTGCTGGGTTTCTGCGGAGGATACAGGCCGGCGTTTTGCCATCCAGACCTGTATTTGCCCGGTCTTTGGCTGCAGGGGCCGTCTGGACCGGGAACCAGGGAGACTACGCCGAAGGCACCTGGCCGCAGGGCTGGGCTAAGGTCGAGTGGGTGAGTTCTCTGGGGGCCTGGAGGATTCAAGTTCGTTTGTTCCGTCGCCCGATTCAACGGGCGCAGGTGGAGGGCCTGGATAATCTGGATATGGCCAAGCAAAAGGCAGAGGAAATGTACAGGAAGGAACAACAGCGGATGGGCAAAAGATCGATGCCCCTTTGGAGGCTGCCGGCCCAATGGAAAGCGGTAGTATCTGGGGCCCGTGAGGTCTCTGTGGGCCTGTCTGAAATCGCTAGAGGTGTGGGCAAGGTCCAACGAGGGGTGCTGGCGGCTGTGCAGGAAACGGATCTGGTGGATTTGAACAGGGCTTTCACCAAATTCCAGAAGGCTGTTCTCAAGGCCATGGATGACTTCCAGGGGGACAGCTCCCGTATCTTAGAGGGAGGGGCTTGATGGGGAACAAGGTTCAGGCTTTCGAGCATACCTTTCATAGCGGAACCAAGACAACAGGGAACGGCACCGCCATGGATGTTGGGGGTCTATCTGGCGTGGCTGTCCAGATCAGCGGCATTTCTAGCGACACCATTACCTGGGAGGCTACCATTGACGGCAGCAATTGGGTTGCAGTGCGGGCGATGAATGCTAACGATGGGGCGGTTGCAACCACTGCCACCGCCGACGGGATCTACATCGTCCCGGTTGCCGGCCTCGACCAGCTCAGGGCCCGTGTAAGTACCCATGGATCCGGCACGATCAATGCTGTGGGGAAGGGCGTCACCAATGCGGTATCTGTGGGGTTGAAGACATGACGGAATGGGAAAGCGATCCGGCTTTCATATTGTACTCGGCATTCGGGTGTGTAGTGGGATTCATTCTGCTTGTGCTATTGATTCGCTGGGGCGTCGAGTGGGCCATAAAGATTCTGGCTCGGCTAATAAGCGGGTGGTAGGGGGAGACAGCCTGTGGCCAATAGACTGGCAAAGATAGCCGGCCAACTCGGCGCGGCTGTCGGCACCTTTCAAAAGAATAGGATGCAAGCTGTGCGGGGGAAACGGGCCCCGTTTCTGGCATCTATGGCTCAGCAGGGCAAATGGCGGGGGAGCGGCAGCGGATCAACCCGCCAAGCCCAGCGTCGGGCAGTCCAGAACAGTTGGGTGTTTGTGGCTTGCTCCTTCATATCTCGACAGGTCAGTGCTGCGGAATTCCAGGTATTCAAGCACCAGAAGGGGAAAAAGGACCCGGTGCGGGTGCCCGGCCATCCTCTGGAGGTTGTACTGCGCAGGCCCAACCCCTGGATGGGTAGCTCGTATATGTGGCAATACTCGGCCTGGTGGCAGCAACTGAATGGAAACTCCTATTGGTATTTGGGGCTGGACCGGGGAGGGGAGCTGGCAGAAATCTGGCCCATGCCGTCGGAGGATGTGGAACCGTTCCCAGGAGACGAAGAACGGTTTGTGGACTTCTATCGTTACACGGTGGGGGGGCATGCCTATGATATCCCGGCCGAGTATGTGGTTCACACTAAGCTGGTTAACCCCTTCGATGTCTTTCGGGGGATGAGCCCCCTGAAAGCAGCCATTTTGCCATCGGACGTGGATCTGTTCATGTCGAGGTGGAATGCGGCATTTTTCGGTAGAGACAACACTATGCCCTCTGCCATTATCAACATTTCGAGTGAGGACCCAGAACATCCTCTGGAAGATTCGGACATAGCGGCCCTGAAGGAGGATCTTAGGCAGGATTACCACAGCATCAAGCGCAAGGCCGCCATCGTCAGCGCGGCCAAGCTGGAGGTGGAGCTCCTGGGGTGGAATCCCAAGGATTTAGATTTTATCCAGGGCAGACAGTTTACCAGAGAGGAAATTTATGAGATATACGGCATTCCCCCTGGATTGCTGGACAAGAATGCCACCTATGCCAATAGCGCTAATGCTCGAATGGTCTTTAACAATTACACACTTTGGCCCCTGCTGGTTCTGACAGCGGAGCAGCTAACGGCGGAGCTCGTTTGGCCCTTATACGGGGAATCGTTCTCGGCCGGGTTCATCGATGTTAGGGAGACCAATAGGGAAACAGAGCTTCAAGAATTGGGCTCAGCCGGCCCCTACCTAACAATCGACGAGATCCGGGCCAAATTCTGGAAATTGCCCCCTCTACCCGATGGCCGGGGAGAGATCACTGCCGATGAATCACAGCGCGGGGATCTGGGCGGGGGCGGGGACAACCTGTTCGGCAGGGAACCGCCGGCGGGGCGGCCACCCGAAGGCCCCCCATCTGAGAGCCCACCGCCCAGCGATAAAGATCGGAGCCTGCCCCTTCGGGAGCCGCCAGCAGGGCAGCCCCTCCTCGAACCCGGGCCCGCAGATGAGCCCCCCAAGGGCAGCGCCAGCAATGAGCTGAGAGAGAGAATCGGCCGGCAGGATCTCCGGAATTGGAGAACCAAGGCAATTCGCAGTGTATCTAATGGGGAACCACTGCCAGTGGGCTTTCGTAGCAAGTTCCTGCCGGGGGAAGCCAAGACTGCAGTCTCCTCTGGGCTAAGGGCGCTGCAGGCCGTGCGCGGGGCTGCCGCGGACGATGTGGTGTTGAATTCTGTGAAGGCCCTATTTCAGGAGGTCAAGGTAAAACACTACCCTTTTGATCGGGGGGGTGCAACGGCCCCCATGAAGGCAGGGAGCAGCCGCCCATGGGATAGATTGGAAAGAACCGTACGCAAGCAAGTCAAGGAGGCGTTGGAGAGACAGGTTGGGCGTATCCTGGACCGAATTACAAAGGACGGGGAGGCCGTCGTAAATGATGAGGCCTTCTGGACCGAGCATCGACAATCTATCCTGGATTCTTTAATGAACAGCCTGTCCAGGATCACCGAATTGGGGGTTGATAAAGCCCGCAGTAAGGTGAGGAGGGATGTAAGGGATTCGATCGATTGGGACCTTGTCAATAAGAGAGCCGAGGATTGGGCCAGGCAGCATGCCGCCGATCTGGTGACCCAGGTCACAGAGACTACCAGGGAGGAAATGCGCAGGGCTGTGGGGGATTGGATCAACTACGGGGAAGCCCTCCCAGACCTACAGAGGCGCATAGAGGGCATCCTGAAGGAGGCCGAGGGGGACGCAAGAGAGGTTGCCGACAGGATCAAGAGGATGGTAGAGGAGCTGAAGGATAGGCTCCCAGATGAGACAGAAGAGGCTATCCTCCAGGCCATCCAGAGGGCGGGTGGTGATGTGGCCAGGTTGCGACGGGAATTGGGCAAAGTGGTAGGCAAGCTGGATGTGCCGTCATTGGTGGAGGTCCTAAAGCCCAGGGTAGCAGACCCAGCCAAGATCAAAGAACGGGCCCGCTTGATTGCGCAGACCGAATCGACGGGGGCGTATGCCTCGGGGAATGCGGAGGCGTGGCAAGAGGCTGGAGCGAAACCGGCTGTATTCAAACCGCCGGCCCATCCGGGATGCCGCTGCTATCTGCAACCAAAGAAGCTGGGGGATATTTGGGTGATGGTTTGGTACACTGCCCGTGATGAGCTGGTATGCGAAGCTCCGATCGATACGCCTTGGGGCAAGGTCAATGGGTGCAAAGCACTGCACCGAGTGGTGGTGTCTGAGGGGCCCAAATTGGGCCGAAGGGTGTGATGCCTGACGCTTTCGAGATCCATGGCGTAGACGAGCTGAAGCAGTTCGTGGACCATTTTGTCAGCACTGCGTATCTGACAGCAGCCAAGATGGGAATGGAACACGCCTTGATGTTGCTGCACGGCCGGCTCCCTGAGTATCCTCCGCCCCCAGAGAAGGGGGAAGCATCGAAGCACTGGACAGATAAGCAGCGGCGGTGGTTTTTCTGGGCCCTGAAGAAGGGCTTAATAGAGGCGGAATACAAACGGACTGGGACTCTGGGCAGGAAATTCACGACCGAGGTCCGGGTCGAGGGGGTGGACATCAGTGGGTCTTTTGGCAATGACTGCCCGTACGCCCCGTGGGTAGTGGGTCCGCCGGAATCCGAGCCCCTAACGTTTGGTGGGGTGATAATGTTTCAGGCCCCTATCCATCGGGGGAGATGGTGGCAATTCTTCGACGAGGTGAAGAAGAACCTGCCGGACGCAGAGAAGGAGCTCGTATCTGTGGTGTGGACGGAGATCGGAAAAGCCTGGGAGACCGCGTGATGGCAGGGATGGCGGCGATTCGACTCCCTGGGTCTTTAATAGCGGCCTGCAGGGCCTATGTCCGGGAAATAAAGAGAATAGAGCGCGAATTCGAGCGCTACTACCCCAAATTGCCGGCGGGATCTCTCACGGTGATAGAGAGGGATCGACGCAGATTGCACGATCGGGTCATCGCTGAGTTGCGAAAGATCGGGGCCAGATCCCTGGAGAGAGCAGACGCTACTCTATTGGCATACGCCATAGTCGACGGCCAGTACACGGGGCAAGAAGACCCAAAAGAGTGGCTGAAGAGGGAGGGCTGGTTGGTGGATGCCCCACAGCATTCCAAGGCCGCATTATTGGAGGACATCATCGTTGACGAAGTTGCCCGATCTCTGAAAGCCCTGGGGATCCGAGTTGTCTCGGTCAAGGCCAGGGGCCAATTGTTTCGGGAGCTCCAGGCTTTGCGGGGGAGAATGGCCAGGGCGGCCCAACGGGTCTATGACCGGTGGCAGCCTGGAGACTATGGCGGTGGCGGTGCCTGTGACGACATAGCGGGCGCGCTCCTCGATGTGGCCCTAGATGCTAGGAGTGCGGACGGGGGGCGGGTAGCCGGTTGGGCAGCAGATCACGCTTTCGCTCTGGTCTGGAGCGATGAATTGGGAGAGGCATGCAGAGTTGACATCTCACCCTACACCTACGAGACCGGTGGAGGTTACAATTGGGACAAGATCGAGGGGGTTCGATTCTCTTCAGGCGATGTCTATGTCGAGGACATCTCTGAGGATATCGAGCACATAAAAGGGGGGCATTGAGATGGGAAGGAATCGAATGGCCGAAGGATTGGTCAACAGGATAACTGCCCAAATTGTTGGCGTACGCTACCCGGCCAGTGGGCTAAAGGCCGGATTTGGGTCTGTGGAGGGCCTAATCCAGGCGATGAAGCGGGCCGGCTGGAGAAACGTGACAGAATCTGGGGACGCGGTTATTGGAGAGGCCCGCACTTCTGCCGGCGAATTCAGCATAGAGGCTGTGCAAGCGGTGAACAATGGCGGTGAACCCAACTTCTGGAGTGTGTTCGGCATCATCGATGACCTTGATGCTGAGGTTCACATGCGATACTCCTTGGGGCGGGTTCCCGGGCCCAGGGATGTGGAGAGAGTGATCGAGCGGGAGCTGTAGAGGGAACGGCCGATGCCATATGGTGTATTCAAAACCGGTTCCGGAAGTGACCCCTACTGTGTCTACAAGACTGATGGTGACGGGCACAGAATGGGGGAGGCATTCGGGTGTCACCCCTCAGAAGAAGAAGCAAGGGGGCAGATTATGGCTATAGGGGCTAGATCCCATACCAGGGCGTCGGTTGGGGATTTTCTGTTATCGGTTAAGGCCAATGTGGGCGGCCTGATGGAGGGCCAAATCCATCAGGTGTTTTCCGTCATCGCCGATCAGCTCTTGCAATTGGGCGTGATTGACAGAGACCAGCGTATAGAGCTGTCGTCAGCCATTGGGGATTCATTGGACAGCTTGCACAAGGTCATCGAGAAGCACGGCCTGGACAACACCGAACTGTCTGCTGAGGCAGTGGAAACCCTGATGGGCGGCCGGCTCCTGGGGGGTGGGGAGGATAAGGGAGCTCCTCCTCCAGCCGAACGACAGCCCCAGCCGTCAGCACAGCGTCCCCAAGAAGAGCAGGCGGCTAGGGCCCTGACGCTTGAGGAAACCCTGGTTTCATCGGGTAGCGGTCTTAAGGCTGTGGGCGATGGCTGGGTAGAGGGATATCTAGTAGTTTGGTCTCCCAACAAGCAGCGGGATCTGGGAGGCGACTATTTCGATGACAAAACAGATCTCGGCTGGGAAGGGCGGGAAAGCAGAACCGCACTTTACCACCACGGCCTGGATCACACGATGGGCAAGAAATCTCTAGGAAGCGGCTGGGAATTTGTGCGGCGCGACGATGTGGGCTTGTGGGTTCGCACACAGTTGGACATGCGCGATCGTTACGAGAGTGCTATCTACAAACTGTGCGAGATGGGCAAGATGGGGCTCAGTAGTGGAACGGCATCGCACATGATAGTCCGTGAGGACGACGGCCGCATGGCTAGATGGCCGATCGTTGAGGGCAGCTTTACCCCTGCCCCGATGGAACCACGAACGATGGTCTCCCCTCTGGGTGAAATCGCGGGTAGAGCGGTTCCGTTTAAGTCTTTGCTGTCAGAACTCGAAGGCGGTGTTATAGGGGCACCTAACGCTAGAGGGCCCGAGAACACTCGCGGGGGGATGGGCAATGACGATTGGATTAGTTGGTACCTTGGCATACTGGATCGGGAGGTAAAAGCGATGACAGTAGATGAATTGATTGGGACCCTCAGAGAGTTGGTCCCGGAACTGAACGATGACCAGCTACAGCAGATCCAGTCTATCCTCCAGTTGGGAATGGGCGAGACCCCAGTGGGGGGAGACGAGGAAATGCGAGCGTGGACGGGCGGCGGCTACATCGACCCATGGAAAGCCGCTGCTGAGCTGGACACTATCCTGGACACTATCCAGAGCGTGGTTCAGCTCGATGACGACAAGCTGGCCAAGATCACTTCTGTTCTTCAGTTGGCCCTGCAGGGAGCGGCCGAGGAGGCTGGAGAAGGGAGCTATATGGAGGACTACGAGGACGAGGTCGTGGCTCCCATGGCTGAAGAGGTGGTCGCTGGTGAGGAGGTAACAGAGGAGGAAATTCGATCGATCGTCAGTGATGCGGTGTATGGAGCGATGGGCAGCGGCCCGAGAGTGAGACCCCGCCGTCGGGCAGTCTCTCGTCCCCCGTATGCTTTCACTCCGTCCGCACGCGTTGGAGGTAACGATATGTCAGCAGGCAAAGCGGCCCAGGTTCTTCGCTATGGGCATCCGGATGCGGCGGTCAAGGCCATCGCCACAGACTTGTACGGCGGCAATTACGAAGCGCTGCGGTATAAACAGCACAAGGCCTTCGGGGCATTCTTGAGACACGGTGAGCGGGCCCTGAGTGATGACTACCAGCGGGCTATGAAGACCGTTGTACTCACTCCTACCCAGTTGAAGGCATTCGCCTTGAGTGGGGTCGATGTTTCGTCCTTCAAGACCGAGATGTCGGAAGTCGTGGACGATCTGGGTGGGTGGTTGGCCCCAGAGGATTTCCGCACGGACATGATCGAGCGGCTGCCCGGCTTGACAGTGGTTCGGCGTCGGGCGGATGTGCTGCAGACTGGGTCAGACATGATGTCCCGCGTCAAGGTGACCGGTGGGGGTGATCGATATACCTCCGCAGTCCGGGTGACTTGGGTTGGAGATGTGCCTTCCGAGGGAGACGCTGATACCAATCCCACCTTCGGCGTTGAGCGCACGCCGATCCACATTGCCAAAGCAGTTGTGTACGTCCCCATGTCCTTGCTGGAGGATACGCCCTTCCCGCTGGTGGAGAAGATCAACCAGTGGGTTTCTGAGGCGTATGCCCTCGACGAGGATGAGCAGTTTCTGGTGGGCGATGGCATCGCCAAGCCCGAGGGCATCCTGCCCGACGAGGGCAACGGCAACGATCTGGAAAGCGTGGCCTCTGGGGATGCCGACACTGTCACGTTCGACGGATTGGTAGGCATGCGCTATGGGATTGGCCGCCAGTATCGGCAAGGTGCATGCTGGACCATGAACGACTCTACCGCCAGCGTGATCGCCAAACTGAAAGATGGAGACGGGCGGTACCTGTGGCAAACCAGCAATCAGGAAGGCGAGCCGGACCGCATGCTGGGCTACCCGGTGGAAACCTCCGAGGCCATGCCAGATGTAGCGGCCGGTGCCTTCCCCGTTACCTTTGGGAATTACAACCAGGGCTACCAGATTGCCGATCGTATCGGCATGAGCGTGGTTCGGGATGATGTCACCAAGGCGGAGGAGGATCTGGTCAAATTCATCTTCCGGCGTCGGCTCGGTGGTCAGCTCAAGGCTGAGTGGGCCTTCTGCGTGATGGAGATTTCGGCCAGCTAGTTTGGAGAAACCCCTGCTGGGGGGATGGCCAGCACTTCTCCCCCCAGCATACGATAGATAAATGGAGGATAAACGATGAACGTTCACACACCGAGTGATAGCGTACTCACCAAGCAGGCCCTGGCCCCACAGGACATTGGCACGGGCGCTACCGTCAACGGAACCGGCGTTGATTGTCTGGGGCATGAGGTGGCCGTGCTAGAAGTCAACGCGGGGGCCATCGATTCTGGGGCCAACAAGAGCGTGACGGTCAAGCTGCAGGAGAGCTCAGATGACGGAGACTCCGATGCCTATGCGGACGTCACCGACGCCACGACGGGGGCCATCGACAACGACGGGCAGAACGAGCCCTATCTGATCGAGGTCAACCTGTCTGAGCGCGAGCGGTATCTGCGTGCTGTGGCCACCGGGGGCAGCGCCGATGGCGGCCTGGTCGGGGCAGTTCTCAACCTGTATCGATCTCGTCACAATCCGCCCACCCAGGATAATACCGTGGTTCAGATCGGCTTCTCTTCGTAGGGCCTGTCAACACGAATAATCGTGGGCACACGGGGGGCATCGCTCCCCGTGTGCTCCTGGAGAACAACCATGAATCGTGCACGGCTTATGCTAGAGGCCAGCAGGATGCCCGCACATATGAAGGCTGTAACCAGGGAGGGCCCCTTTCTCAGAAGGGTTACTAGAACCAGGGGTATCCTCAGTGCTCAGATTCGCGGGGATCTGGTAGATGTGGCTTTCGATCCCCGCGAGATAAGGATCGGGACAGTTGACAATCTCCTGTTTAACGCGGCGGGGGACCAGGGCCTGTCTTCTGAACGCGTATCCGGGCCGAAGAGATCTGCTAGAGCATATCAGCTAACTGCCACGTACCGGGTAGAAGCTGGGGGGAAGGCGATCAATGAGGATCTGACACTCCACGATGCCCGCACTCTGTCCAGCGGAACTATCGCCACCTTGACCGGGCTGAACAAATACAGCGATCTGGATAAAGTGCAGGGGGCATTCGTGGATTTTGTGGAGGAAAGTGGGCCCGGGAAATTTCCCAATTGGCAAGCGGCGTGGCGGGCTTTCGAGGTGGAATTAAAGCGTGGCAAAGCCGGTAGAGCGCTCAGCAGAGAGTTGAGCCAACCGATGCGCCTGAAAGCCTCGCGGCTTCTGCTATCTGACTCGGCCCGGATTTCCCCGCTGAAGTATGAGATCACCCCAGAGATCGAGGGGTGGATGCAAGATGCTGTGGACGATCTGGACGGCATTTGCAGAACGTTTGCTGCCCTGGTTAGGGAGTTGACCCACTTACAATCTGCAGCCCCCATATCCGCCCGAAGAATCGGGCATTACGAAGGATTGGCCGAGGCGGTGCAGAAGGCCGCCGAAGCCATCAGGCTTCTTCGCAGGGAGCAGCGCCATATGGGGGAGGACCTGCAGACATACGGCAAATGATGCGCCCGATCCACCAGAGGTCTCTCGGAGGATTGCCGCAGTCGTGTTATGGGAGATGGGAGACACAATTAATGCCCAATTTGGACTACGCTTTAGCATCCGGATGGGTGACATTTGACCAGCTAAAGGCAGGCGGAGACGTCAATGTCAAGCCTCAGATCGATAGATTGGTTAGGGCAGAATACCAGAAGTACAATGCCCTGCTTGCCGATATGCAGATCGCCCGTGGGGCCCGGCTCAGGAAGTTGGAAAGGCTGCAGGGGCAATGGTCCAGACACATGGGTGAGGTGGACAAGATCGGGAGGAAGGAAAGGCCGGAGTATGTGGATCTGCGGATGCTGCAGGGCTTGATCAGAGGTCGTCCCCCAACCGCATAGAGAAACAAGGAGGGAAACGGTGGCAAAAGGGACTAAGGTTGCGGTGTTGGTTCCGGGAAAATACAACGACCAGCATGGCTGCGCGATGAAAAGGAATGTGGGAGATGTTTTCTCCACCCGGCACTGGTATGCCCTCAAGCTGGAGGAGCGGGGATTGGTGGAGGTCCAGCGGGTCGGGGAGAGCGGGAAATCGCCCTCAGCTCTGGCGACTGCATTGGCGGAAAGGAAAACCGAAGAGCCGGAACCGGAGCCGGAGGAGACTACAGAGGAGGACCCGGGGCCCAGGGGTTTGTCGTCTGAGCTATTGGAGGACGCCGGCCTTTCGCCCAAATTGCTGTATGAGGTGATGCAGCGGTGGTCTACTCTAGGAGATGTGGCTGATGCCACAGACAGCCGGCTGTGCAGCATTCGTGGGATTGGCCGGGCCACAGTATCTGATATCCGTCAGTTCTTGGAGGAGCAGGGGATAGAATAAGGTGCACTACGCAACCCTATATCAAGTCAGGCAATATCTGAAGCTTGCGGATTCGGAAACTGGGGACGACGAACTGCTGAAGCGGTTTGTTCGTGAAGCTGTCAACGCAATCGACGAACGATGCCGGCGCAGATTCGATATTCGGTATGACACGCTAAGCTTTGACTATCCCCTGCCCAGACGGGACCGGGTAGGGGTCTATAGGGTCGATGACTTTGTGACCCAAATGACTGCGGTGGCGGATTGGACCAAGCAGCTATTGCGCCTGGACAAAGACCTGCTGGAGGCCACGACCATCACCAATGGCGACGATACTTCCGTATCGTTGGATGATGTGGTTTTCAAACCGCCCAATTCCTACCCCAAGATCTCGGTGGAGATCAAGCCCGGATCTGGAGAGAGATGGGAGTATGAGGATGACGGCAATAGGCTGCAGGTGATCCAAATTGCAGGGTATTGGGGGTACCATACCAGATATGGGGATGCCTGGAGCGATTCCCTGGATTCGGTGCAGGATAATCCATTGACCGATAGCGCCACATCATTGACCGTGAGTGACGTCGGTGGCACAGACAGTGACGCACTCTCCCCCAGGTTCCAGGTAGGGCAGATGCTGAAGATCGAGGATGAGTTTTTATTTGTCGTGGCCAGGAATACTACCACAGATGTTATGACGGTGGTTAGAGGGTACAACGGAACCACAGCGGCACAGCACGCCAAGAGCACGACGGTCTACGTATACCGCCCCATGGATAAAATAGTGCGGGCTTGTTCCCGATTAGTGGTGTGGGCCTACCGCCAGAAGGACACAGACGCCTTCGATAAAGCCACCATTTTGGGCTCCGGTGTGGCCATCACCCCGTCCACGATGCCGGCTGACGTCCGAGAGCTGTTGCCCAAGCCCAAACCGCCGAGACTAAACGATTAGGGGGAGAATAATGGCCAAAGAGCCGTGGCAAAGACAAGCGGGAACCATAACCCGGAATCTCGTTAGGACTCTTCGTGATTGCAGGAAGGACATAGAGGCAGCTATCAAGCTCATTCCAGGCAGCCGCAGTAAGGACACTATGTCACAGATACTGGCCGAGGGAGATTTGCATCTGGCTAGGTGTATCAGAAGCATCGAGGATGTGGCCTATGTCATGGCCAGTGGGCCCTACACTCCTGTTCGATCAGCCGGGCAGGGGGGGCTGTTGGGGGCTCTGAACTCGGGGGAGGTCTCGTTTGATAGCCTGAAATACGAACGTGACGGGCCCACTATGACCCACTGGCAGGATTCAGCGGGCAATCGTATCACGATCGGGGATGTGGTCTCCTTTAGACACCACGGCAAGGATTTCCAAGGCGAGATCATCGACTCTGGGCATTACAACCCGATAGTGCGGGTTGGTCTGACTGCTTACGAGGTCTCTCCCAGGGCATTGGCCTTGAAGAGGCGGGGTGTGGGAAAGGCCATCCCTGGGAAAGCGAGAATCAGGCCGGGCGGCAGGGTTCGGGTACTGCAGGGCAGGCACGCCGGCGAATCCGGACGGGTAACGGCGGTAATGTCCGGCGGCATTCCCGAGGCGAATGTGGAGTTAGACAGCGGTCTGCGCAGGACATTCCGGCTCGATGATCTGACTACCGATATGGAGGCCTCACTGGGTAAGGCTGCCCCCGTGGGATCGATGAGGATCAAACCGGGCCAACCGGTGGTGATAAAGCGAGGAAGGTTTGCCGGCCAACCGGGCAGGGTTGTGGCAGTGTGGAGAAGGACCGGGGATGCCACAGTACGCCTGCACAGGGGAGGACAGGAGATCTTCTGTTTTGACAATCTGGACACCAACGTGGCCCCGCAGAGATCCTTGAGCACGGGGAGAATGTCCAGGGAGCAAGCCAGAGGAACAGCCGAAGAGCTGCTAGGACAATATCGGTGGCGGTTGGGCCACATCGATCGAGCAGGGAGGGGTTGGGCCGTCACCTCGGAGGGGGTGGGTATAGGCAGGGGGGTAGTTGTCTCGATATCCTTCCAGATGGATGACACCGGAGAGCCCAGCAGCCCGATAACTATTTATGGGTTCGATGCCAACGGCAACGAAATGAGCGGCACGTCGCATTCCATGCTAAGCCCAAGCCGGGCGGCCAAGCAGGTAAGGTAGAAATCGGGAGATTGCGAATGGCGATGCGGCAGAGTGCCCTTATAGACAGAATCTCGGGGGGCATAATCAAGTCCTTAACCGGAAAAGAGTGGGACACTCCCAAGAATTATGGCCCGGAAGCGGAAGCCGCCAAGCGGGCGATCCGTGAGGGATGGAACAGCCCAGCCCGATTCTCTGTGAAGGAGCAGAGATGGAAGCCGAGGATGAGCACTAGTCAGGACGTCGCCATGAAGCTCATGGCAGAAGCTTGGGCCCACCATCGATCCGGTGGGCTTCGAGAGATACCTCTGCGGCCAATTAACAGATCCACGCTTAGAAGTCTGCAATCTAGAGGATGGGTGGATAGCAGACTGCCAAAGCTGACGGCTCTGGGACTGGCCGTAGTGCGGGAATTCTGGCCGGCATACTTGTGATGATGGGTCGATGAGTGTATCAACAGTTCCCCCAGCGATCGTGGCTTTGGATTGGTCATCTGCTGGTATCACTACAGCAGAGGACCCGCCCCCGCCATCCATCGAGACAGCCCAAATACCGATGCTGTATGTCCTGACCGGTGAAGCGGACTTTGACTGGGCAGACATCGATCAGGGTTGGGAGACCAGAATATACCGGGTCCAGGTGGCTGTAATACCTACTACGTTGGCAACACCGGAAACTAGGGAAACCAGGTGCCGGCCCGTCCTGGTTGGGGTACGTGGGGTGCTCGATTCGGCCCCCCAGTTGGGCCAGACGCGCTATATTCAGAGTGCGACGATCGTGGGGGATAGCGGGATAGCCATCTTGCCGGAGTATAACAGCAAGTATGTCGGATTCGAAATCCGCTTGCAGGTGATAGAGGTATTCGCCCGCGATTTTTCCAGCGGAGAATGAGGAGGAAACATGAAGGCAATCGACCCAGTTGGAGTGGACGGTGGGGGGGGCATCCCCGAGATCACGGTTCTATGCCCGTACTGTGGGGAACCGGTGCTGATGAAACGGCACCCGGATAGGCCGTGGAGATTGGTGGCGGCAGCGGGCTGCAAGGGCAGCAAGCCCCTGCCATTCCTAGAAACCAACATTCCTGTGGACATCGAAGAAGGGGAGGAGGAACCGGTAGGTCTTTCAGTGGGGGAGCCGCTTGAGGAGCAGCCTGAGGAGGGGGAAGCAGAGAGTGAAACTATATAGCATTATTACGGGCACTGGCAGGTGCGGCACATCCTATGCTGCCAAATTGCTGACCGAGGCCGGCATGCAGTGTACGCATGAACGAGTATGGGGGTTCCACGATGCCGATTGGGAAAACCCTGAGGAACCGGCGGAGTCTAGCTGGGTGGCTGCCCCATTCCTGAATGGGCCGCTGGCCAAGGATGCCAGGGTGATCCACCTGGTACGGCATCCTAAGCATGTTATTGAATCCTTGGTGAGGACCAACTTCTTTGATGAGAATACGGGGCGTAGGGATTGGCCGTACACCCAGTTCGTGTACGACAGAATGCCGGACCTGCTGAACATGGAATCGCAGATCGACCGAGCTGCAGCGTTTTACGTTCGATGGAACCGGATGATCGAGGATTCAAGGCCGGACGCGACCAGGGTACCCGTGGAAGCCGCGGAGCCGGTCTGGGAACAACTACCAAACCCCGATTGGCGCATTGATGAGTTGGGAATGGAGCAGGGCAAGAGGTATCTCTTGACCGGTGATCCTGGGGCCCTGCTGAAGGAGTACGGTCTCGAAGCCCCAGAAGACATTCGGGTCTCTAATAGAGAGAACCGGCATGGGGGCGTTTGGAGAAAAGTCCCGCTGAACCAGATACCGGATGTGGAGATCCGGAGTGATGTAGTAGAGATGTGTAAGGAGTACGGATACGATCCCTGTCTCGGAGAGGACCCCAGGGCATTTTGGGCGGTATTGCTAGAGCGGAACGTGCAATGGAATTCGATCGATGCCCTGTTCGATCTGGCTAATGGGGCTACAATGGGGGGGCATACCAGAATATCAATCCCGTATGGCAGGACGGATACTTCCAGGAACCACATCGTCCGCTGTTTCCAGGAATTGGCCCAGAGCCCGAACGACATGATCATCATGTTGGATTGCGATCATGTTCATCCTCCCAATACGATAGACCGGCTGTTCAGACACGACCCAACGTTGGGAGTAGTGGCAGCTCTGGCCTTCAGAAGGGGGCCTCCCTACGACCCGATGTTTTTTGTTTGGGAGGAGAATGGGAGGAGAAGCAGGTTTGTTGCTCCCGCAGAGTGGAGACGGGGGGCCCTATATGAGTGTGATGCGATAGCCACCTGTGCTATAGGCATTCGCCAGTGGGTGTTTGTGGAGCTGGACGAAGCGGGATCTCCATTCCCGTATTTTCGATACTCATATGAGCGCGGCTATCAGATGACGGAGGACATCTTCTTTGCCATGAGCTGTATGCGGGCCGGCATTTCGCAGTACTGTGATACCTCCCTGGTGACCCCACATCTATCCACGATTGGTGTGGACGAGAACACGTGGGAGGAATTCAAGCAGAAGAACCCCTCTATCCTGAGTTCTCAGGGAAAGGAAATCGATCGATGACAGCACCAAATGCAGCGCGTAGTGGAGTTGGCTTTAGATCCATTCGGGTGTTCGCTTTAAACTCTGACGGCTACCTCGATGCAGAAAGCACCAACGTGGCGTACGAGGGTGTGGCCATCACCGGAGCCCGGGCCCTCACCTTGAATGATCCAGAGCCCCAGCAGATTGTCCATCGCGGCGATGATCGGGTGTTCGCCCTGGATACCCTGCCCCCAACCGATCCAATCAGTGGAGAGATGCGGGTCGGCAAGACCAGTGACACCGTAGATGCCGTCCTCACCGATGATAAGGCCTTCTATGTCAAGAGTGGTGCAGCACGTCTGTTCGGCATCGGCACAGACAATCGGGGGGACGAAAGTCAGGTTGGTGTGCTGGCCTATCGGCAAGCCCTGGATACAGACCCGGACGGCACCGATTTCGGTGTCAGGCGTTGGGAATTCCGCATATTCCCCAAGGCCTACATTATCCCCAGGGAGGGAGGTCTAGTAGATACCCCAGAGGAACGGGCATATACTGTCCGCCCGTTGTTCGTCAAGGAGCATCTGTGGGGTGTGGCCTTCTCGACCAGCACTGAGGGATTCGAGCAAGCGCAGGGCCTACGGGGCATAGCCAAGAACAAGCCCAAGGTCATCGCCTATCAAGGAGACAACACCGTCACGACTTTTGCCCTGGACCCGGTGGCTGTCAATACAGACAATATCGGGGTATGGGTGAACGGGGTGGATTATTCTGGCACGGCCACCCTAGCCACAAACCAGGTCGACTTTGGTACCTCTCCCCCAACCACCAGTGCCAACATCACCATTTTCTACGAACATGCATAGCAGAGAGGGCATATGACGAAGTAAAGGGGGTCATGAGACCCCCAGGAGGCAAATCGATGTTAGTGAGAGCGAGAGACCGCAGGGGCCGGCCGCGGCTGGTTCGGGTGTCCCCGATAAAAGCCGGGCGCGCATACAGTTCGCGTAGTGGGCTCAGGGCCCAAAAGGAAAAGGCCCCAAAGGAGCTCAGTGATGCGGCCAAGTCTGTTCATCAGGCAGAGCGGGGGATCAGCAGCCTGGCCGGCAGCGCCACCAGCAAAGAAGGGGCCCGGTATTATAAGGATCTGGAGAAAGCCCTGCAGGATGCCAACCGCGCCATCATTCAGATCTTGAGAGTCAACGGTTGGAGGATATGATGCCAATGAGAAGAGGGCGCAGAGTTTTGGTTCGGATACGCCGGCCGGCGCTGAAGGACTGGCGGCAGGATCAAACATACGGGCCCAGAACCAAGGACCTGGTGCACAGTCTTGGTCAATCGAAACGGCACATAGAGCGAGCGTGGGCTCAGGCCAATGCCCTGGGTGCGGCAGTTCGCAGAGAGGGAGTGGTCCCAAGCGGGTTGCCCGGCGAATTGCTGTCTGCCCTACAGACGGCCATTCGTATCATCGAGGAGTTGGAGGGCTTCTGACAGGAGGGACGATGGCTCTCAAAGAGGGGACGGTAGTATACGAGAAGGGCGAAATCCGGATAGAGCTGTTGGTTGGGGAGGCTTCTGTCCTAATGGGCATGCGCAGAACCAGGCTCAGGATGGAGGGCCGCAGGGCAGAGGAGGAGGACCCCGATCGGGCCCTGCTGCGGGTATTTTCCTACCCGGACATGCTGGCCGCCACCAAGACAGCGGAGGGCATCCCGTGGCCCCTGGGCTTCGAGGAATTTCTGGCTCTGCCTGAGGGACTACTAGTCATGTGGGAAGAAGCCGTATACGAGCTGAACCCCAATTGGCTGATTACCGATCAAGTGGGGGGAGATGAGGAGCAGACAAAAAAAGTAGCGCAGAGCTCTACCGACGATTAACATGCTGGCACAAGAGGGAATCCCCCGGCGAGGAGGACTTCCCAGACATCCCCCTGCACGACCCGGACGAAAGCTGGAGAGTCTGGACCCTCCTTGAAGCAATAAGCTGGAGATGGCCCCCAGACGTTCTGCTGAGGCAGCCGGAGCAGCTTATGGAGGATCTGGTGGCAATATCGTTTGCGTCATCCCGAGTGAGGGAGCGATTGAGTGAATAAAGTGGGGGGCCAAACCGGCCCCCCTCTTTGCTTTAGGAGAACCGATGGCGAGAGAGAAACTTCTGCAGGCAATTCTGCGGTTGTCATTCGACAAGAGGACAGCCACAGAGGCCAAGCAGGGGGTGGTTTCAATAGAAGATGCCCTGGCCCGTCTTGAAGATAGGGCCAGCGCTACCCGCGATGCTCTGATAGAACTGCAGGAGGGGACGGAAATCCTGGCCGTGGCCGGGGAGCAGTTGGAGCAACTGGGACGGGGCATCGCCACACCCCTGAGGCAAGCCGCCGAAGAGTACGTGATGTACGCCGGCAGGGCGGATTCTGTGTCCAGAGAATGGCTGGACACGAGCAATGATCTGGCCAGCTCCCAGAGGAAGATTGGCAGGGCAGCAGCTCAGGCAGTCTTGCCCACGATGGATCGGGCAGCCAGACTGGCGGAGAAAGCATCTCGGTTTGCCGAAAGACACCCCGGCGTAGTCAGAGCGGCACTGAACGTCGGCACTGCCATGGCCACGCTGGGTGCCGTGGGGATGGCAGTAAGCAGGGGCATCCGCATATATGCAGATGTGAAAACTGCAGCAATGGCTGCCCAGCAGTTGCTGGCCGGCAAGCTGATGCAGAAGGCAGCCAAACAGCAGTTGGCTGCGGCAGGGGGAATGGCTGCAGGGAAGGGGGCCGGGGCGGCAGCGGGTGCTGGCGGGGCGGCAGCAGGTGCCGGTGGAGGAGCAGCAGCAGGTGGCCTGACCGTGGCCGGGGTTGGGGCAACGGTCTTGGGGGGGCTGCTGCTTGGCGGCGGCGTCAATGAACTGATAGCCCGATCGGACGTGGGGCAGAGGGCCGGCTTCCAGACATTCGGGAAATGGGCCAGTGTGGGAGCGTACGGTGCCGGCAAGCTGGTAGGGGGAGAGGAGAAGGGGCAGGAGTGGCTTATGAAAGCGGCGGTGGCTCTCGGTGAAATCGAGGGCCAAGCTGAGGGCACAACCGCTGCCCTGAATGAACAGACCTCTATGAGCAGAGATGCCCTGGAGGCTTACATCGAGCATACCCGATCGATGGCAGAGATGGAGGACCAGAGACAGAGAGAACTGGCCCGCATGCAGCAAGAGTATGGGCGGGAAGATACAATGATGGAGGAGCAGTACAATCGGCAGCGCATGCTGATGGCCAGAGACTTTGAGCGTGGCAGAGAGGAAATGGAACGGCAATACGCCAGACAGCGCCAGATAGAGGCGAAAGAGACTGCCCGCGAGGAAGCCCAAATAGACCAAGAGCATAATCGTGGTATGCTTAGGGAAGCCAAGGACTTTGTACGAGAAGAACGGGCGGAGATCGAGGCGTATTACCGTGAACGGGCCCAAATGGCTGCGGATTTCGGGCAGGAAATGGCCAGGGCCGAAGAGGACCATCAGCGCGAAATGCGCAGAATGCAGGAGGACCACGATCTGAGAATGCAGGAGCACATCCGATCGAGAGATGCTCTGGCCATGGTGGAGGAGGAGCGACAATACGAAACCGAGAGAGGCAGAGCAGAAGAGGACTACGGGGTCGACATGCAGCGCAGGAATGAAGACTTTGCAAAGCAGATGGCCCAAATGGAGGAGCAGTTTGCCCGTCAGAGGGAGCTCCGCCAAGAAGAACGAGAACGGATGATGGAGGAGCAGCAAGAAGACTTCGAATACCAGCGCCAGCTAAGGGAAGAGGAACGGCAATGGCGTATGGAGCAAGACCAGAAGGAATTCGAATACGAGCAAGAGCAGGAGGACAGAAGGTTCCAGAGAGAGATGGGAGATCTCCAAGAGGAGGAGCAATACGAGCGCAGTCTGAGAATGCAGGAAAGAACCTTCCGTGAAGAGATGGAACAGCAGATGTTTGAGGAGGAGCGGCAGTTAGCAGAGGAGAGATTGGCAGATCAGTTGCGCAGAATAGATGAGGACGCCGGCATCCTGGGAGAACGTGAGCGGCAAAAGAGGAACCAGTATTACGATTTGATGATAGCGGATGCAGAGACATTTGTGGCCCGTTTGCGCAATACCCATCTCGGGTTCTATTACTCTATGCCCGGCATGCAGACTGGTGGATATGTGGGCCCGGGGGTGTACAAGATGGGCGAACAAGGGCGGGAATTCGTTCTCAGCAATAGGACGACGGAAGCCCTGGAGAGGATGGCAGGCAGCCGCTTGACACAGGAGAAGATGCTGGCGATAGCATCCACCGGGAGCAGGGGCCCAATGACATTGCAGCAGAATTTTACCTTTCACGGATCGATGAACGAATCCGAAAGACAGTGGTTCCGCCAAGAGGCTCATGATCAAGCATTGGCCGCTTTCGATCAAATAACGAGGTAAAGATGCCCATCTACTCGTATGAGATTGGAGAGGAATTCTCGGCCACAGGGCAAGCCACGTCCTCAGCCGCTTCCAAGGCTGTGGTTGGAAATGGCTCATCTTTTGAATCGGAATTCGCGGCCGGCTACTTGATAATCATCTCTGGAGAGACCAGGGTTGTGGATGCTGTAACGGACGACACCCACCTGTCAGTCACAGAGAATTTCACTACGGGCTCGGGGGGAGATGTTAGTTTCACCGGTGCCAATCTGGTAAATCTGGAATCTCTGAGCACTGCGGTCAATCCCCCCAGGTCATCATTTAAGGAATACTCGCAGAGGGTAGGCCTGGGGGATGGGAAGATCAGAGGGTTGGGGTGGGCCACGGCCAATTGGCGGTGGGGATTCCTATCCCAGGCGGAAAGGAACAAATTGAGGACCTTCTGCACCGGAGCATCGAACCGGGTGTACATCCGTACCAGAAAGAACGACTCCAGCGATGCATACAATTACTATGAAGCTGTGATGGTCTGGGGCGAGGAGGAGAGGGACCACAGCATCAGATTGGACTTCGAGCTTGTGTTCAGGGATTTGTCTTTGGTGGAGGTGTCCTGATGGCGCGGGCTCTCACAGCAGGGGAGTTGGCCAGTCTGCGATCGGACGGGCAGCACTCTCGGCTATATCTAGCAGTCCCGGACTTCGAGACTGTGCTTGAAAGAAGGCTGAACGGCACTCCCTCGTCTGATGATAAGGCTGTGCAAATTACCTATGACGACCCAGACGGGGGGACTGGGGCATACGGCGATGTTGAGGCCGGCATGACACTCCTAGTAAGTGCTGAGGGCTACGGGGAATGGGAGAAGGGGATCTGTCGGATCCGAAAATCCCCAACTTCGGATACGATCTATATTGGGGAGATCTCGGACGTAGACTGGGCAGATAACGACTACCTGACTGTTCTTAGAGAGTTTGGGCTGTGGCCGCGTCACAACTACATCGACTCTGGCGGCACCAACTATATGGATTATGATGTGGCCTTTGATGATCCCTCAGAGAACCCGCATGAGTATCCAGAACCGGTGCCCATCCTCGGCCCTGATGCTGTGGGTTGGTTGGAATCGGGAACCGTTGATATCCGCCTGGATGCCACAGACAGCTATTCGGTTGGTGGAGGCTCCATCAGCAGCTACTCTTGGTCGATAGAGCCATCTGCCAATACCTCTTTCGACAACTCCTCCTCTGGAACTCCAGTGCTGACGATCACTGCAGCCGGCACGTACATCGTAAAATGCACTGTCACCTGGGACTACGGTGGGGGGCATACCGTATCGAAATCTGGATACCGGACGGCGTTCATAGATGACCCTCTATCTATACAATCAACCACTTATTTCAATCTGAGCAACTGTTCAGGCGATTACAGCGCCGGGGGTTGGAGCTTTAGTGTAACCCTGTACGATGAGGCCCTGACATCTGAGATCAGAGACCGGGGGCGCATCATTCTCTTCGCCAGAGACTGGTACGGCGATACAGAAGAGAGCATCGGCCCCATTAAGCCGGGCAGCTACACCCTGAGGGAAAACGTAATAGCGATGGGCTGGGTAGCCGGAGAATCGATTGAATGGAACCCGGAACAGGGCAGTGTCAGCTTCGATGTTCAGGGCCCCCATTATTGGTTGGGAAAGATGGAAGGATTTCCCGGAGGAATAGAGGATGCTGCCTCTACCCCCGCTGCCTGGACAGAGATGTCGGATCTGACTGTACAGAAAGGGGCGTGGCATTTCCTAAACTGGCGCACTACCCTGTTGGCAGTCACCGATGCCTTTATCTTCCCTGACGCTCAGCTAGATGGGTCGGCTTTTTCTACAGAAGAGCGCCAAATAGCAGTCTATGATTCATCTCCAGGGACCCTGTGGAGCAAACTAAACACAGAGCCGTGGAATGCGGTCAGAGCTAAGCCCTGCTTCGATCGATACGGCCGTCTATTCCTTCAGAGGGATGCCAATGAATTGCCCTCAGCAGACAGGTCATCGATCCCAACGGTACAAACATTGAGCACTCAAGATTGGAGGGGTAAAGTAGACATAGAGCGGGTGACTATACCTCCGGTCGGCCTGCTGGACTTGTCTGGGGTGGGATACAAAGACGCCTCGGGGAGTGCACTGTTTAGCCTATCCCCAGGCCATGTGTTCAAACGATACGGGCGCACAGAGACTATAGACAGATTGGCCCTATGGCCGGGGGCGTCCGCCCAGACTCTAGCCAATGCTCTTTGTGGCGTGATATTGGGAAAGATGAACAATGAGTATCCCAGGCTGACCTTCCCATTGGCTAGCAATCACAGGTGCTTCGATATATGCCCTTGGCAGTACGCCTCTGTTACTCTGTCTGCCAATGACACGCCGCGGGGAGTTTCTTGGTCTGCTGAACTGATCCCCCGACGAGTAACCTTCCAGTACGATGCCGGTACGGGCATGCTACTAACAGATGTAGACTTCGAGGCAAGTACAGAAGTAGCGAGTGGAATAGACGGAGACCCTCCGCCTGATCCGCCTGATCCGCCTGATCCGCCTGATCCGCCTGATCCGCCTGATATTCCTACTCCACCCGATGCCACACACGCAGTTCTGGCATATGTTCACGACATGCTTGGGCTAAGTACAGATTTCTTCGACGAAACAGACCCATCCTGGACGGACGTGTCATCTGGGATCACCGGTGACGTCAAAAAAGTAGTAGTAGGATCAGAAGGCCAGGCCTACGCAACCAGCTCCGATGGGGTATGGTACTGTTCTGATATTCTAGGAGTTAGCCCATCCTGGTCCCAGATCAAATCGCGAGCGTCGATGAGAAGCGAGACAGGGGATGCTGCTGGCGATTGTCTGTCTCTGGAGTTGAGCTCTTCTGGAACGATATACCTGGCATGGCATATTGGTTCGTATGCCCTAGGCGGCTATTGGTACGGCGGGTCTGGCGGCATTTCCTTTGAGAGATGGGCGGCTTACGATCCCCCAGGACCCGCAAGCAATTGTCAGATGAGTACCTCGAACAATCGCTCTACTTGGGGTATCTACCCTGATGCAGAGAATGTCTGGATAGCATGCGGGGGCGGCAGCTGCGGCTATGCGGCCTATTGGAAAGAAGGCGGCGGGTACACCCAAATAGACCCAAACCACGATCTTGGGTCCCAGACAGCGGCGAGTGTTTTAGATGGGTATGCGGTTACTTGGGAGGGATGGATCTGGACAGAGGCATCGGGGTACCTGACCAGATGGTCGGAATCTATCCAGTGTAAGCCCGCATACCGAGTGGACCAAGCAGGCGGATCTCTACTGTTTGCAAGTCCTGACACTGGGAAACTATATCTAGACACCTCAGAGATAGCCACAGCTTCAAGTCTATTCGACTATGATTACGGTGGTGTCCCGGCCTTTGTGAGGGGTGGTGATGAGATCATCTGGGTGGCCCGGGATAGTCGAACTGATGGAGACACCTTGATCGTGTGGTCAGACGACCAATTCACTACGTACGTAGACAAGACAGGAGATTGGTGGACCTCTTGTGGAGCATGGGGTGGGGCCACCGGGTCCAGTGGGGACCAGGGGAATGCCGTGGCAATAGCGATTGAGATTCAATGAAGGTGATTGGATGCCCATTACTGTAGGATCATTGAGAGAGCGTCTAGCAGCCATGCTGGACGAGAAGCAGCCGAGGCAGAGGGCGATGGCCGGTCTTTTAGGCCGTGTATCCGATGAGCAAGTAGAGGTCACTACCCGACCGGGATATGTCTATGTCAGGATGGGTAATGCAGAAACACTGGGGCAGGTGAGGAATAAGCGGGTCCCTAATACTTACAATCTGCCTGTCTACGTTGGAGTGGATCCGGTATCCAGGGAGGTCGAGATCCTGGGCATCCGACAGGGGGCATACATCAAGGCTGGGTATGATGCGATACCAGAGATCGAGCCCCACGCTTCCACTCACCAATGGCCATCAGTCGGGGACAGCAGTGCAAATGGAAGTGATGCAGTACACATCCATTGGCGTCAGATACGTGGTCTGCGGGTCACGATCGTCAGTGGATTCACTGTAAAGGCCGGAGGGGCTCCTCTGTACAGAGAGGGAACCGGTTGGACGTGGATACCTGAACAGAATCTCGACTTAACCGACCTAAAGCCGACAACTGGGGCTAAGTATGCGCTGGTATACCTGGATGCGGACGGCGTGCTGCAGTACAGAGAGGGAACCCGGGTTTTCCCATCAACTGATATCGACATATCTGATTGTCCATCCCCCACCACTGATGAGATTCCTCTTGCCGCGGTAATGCTCACTGGGGCTCAATCGCAAATCAGAGAAACTAGAGACGCCCAGGACATCGTGGACCTTCGATTTCCGCAGACTACCTTGGCCCAGTCAATAGTGACAGTCGGCCAGCTAGCTGCGGTAGAGAGTGAACTCGATTATGATATCACCCGGCTGCTGATGGATGCTCTACCCAAAGCTGTCACGGCACTTCAGGCAGAAGTAGAAGCGGAATTGGATTATGCATTGACCAGGCACGTAGTGGAGGGATAAAGCAATGTCTTTTGGCAACACACAGAAAGATGGGAGTGGCACCTCGTATTGGCTCCTGCAGGATAGCGACGGCCGGCTGTTGGTCTCGGGGGCTGCGGCCGAGGATGCCGCTGTCGACGGATACCCAGTGCTGACCGGTGGCAGATACGACTCAACCAACCGTGATCTCGATGATGGGGATGTGGGGGCCATGGCTCTGAACGCTGACGCCCAAATAATTGTGGATGACGGCTGGAGCCCCAGCTTGCAGGCGGATGAAACCGAAGACGATAGCGACAAAACGTTCACCGTTCCTGCCAGCACCCGTTGGCGCATCCAATCTATCTGGGTGGAGTATGCCTCCTCAGCGGACGCCGGAGATCGACAGCTCTGTATCGAGATCCAAGATGACAGCTCCGATGTCATCTTGCAAGTCCGACCCGGTCAGACCCAGGCAGCCTCTGAAACCAGGTACTATGCCCTCGCCCCCCACATCACTGAGTTGGCCGCTTTCAGGGATACCGATTACCTATCTACCATCCTCCCGAGTCTGGAGCTCGGGGCAGGCTATGTCGTTCGAGTTTACGACAATAACGCAGTTGCGGCTGCAGCGGACGACATGGTAATTCAGATGCTGGTGGAGGCCAGGACTGTCTAAACAATGACCACCAACCACCACCCACGCAGGTATTACATCGGCACTACAGCAGAACGCACTGCGCTGTCTCCCCCATCCGATGCACAGGGGACCCACTTCTTTGATACCGATCTTAGTGTCCAGTTTTATTGGACGGGCTCCACCTGGAAATCGTATGGGACATCGGTACCCAATCACGATCACAGTGGGGACGCGGGGGATGGCGGCCAGTTTGCTGGCATCGATGCCCTAACAGACCTGACAACCGGAGATGGCGCAAACGGCGTAGTAAGGACGGATGCCAACAAGGGGATCCACCCGGCCCGTCTTGGAGTGGGGGCTGCCGTTCCGGACAGAGATGGGGTTGTCGCCATGGCGGAGACCTCCGACCCCACATCTGGCGGTGCTGGGTTGGCCAGGCTGTTCTTCAAGAATGCCGGCGGCCAGACCCAGCTCTATTTCATGGGGGACCAGGGTTCTGTCTACCAAATCCAGGGCATTGCCGAAGACGTTACTGTCACAGTTGGCGGCACTGGTGACTTCGCCACGATCCAGGGTGCCGTTGATTGGTTCAAGTCCTGGGTTATCAAGGGCGATTGCGTCATTGATGCGGACGCGGGTGCCTACGACGAGGCTGTCAGCTTTGCCGACCTGCTTATTTGTCCTGGCTCGACGCTCACGCTGCAAGGCGATGATGAGCACGCCTTAGCTGGAATCACCTACGTCGATGGCGCTGAAATGAACCAGTCAGGTGTTGCCAATGGTGGCGATGGCACATGCGCGCTTGCCACCAATGGCGCGCGCGACCAGATTACCATCACTGGCACGGTTGCCAACCCGGACTTTGATGCAGACGGCTGGGCCAATGGTGACGAGATTATAGTCTATGCAGATGATGGCAACATTTATGAAAGGACAATTAACAGCATTGACCCAGGAGGCGCAGGCACCAATGTTATAGAAGTCACAGCCGCGCTTCCAGTTGGGGCAACACTTGGCAACGATGCTACAGCGGTTGGACTAAAGCCGAGTTGGGGAATTGAGCGAACGGCAGCAGGCTATTGCGTCACGGCAACGGGTAACGGTGTCATCCTAAGCGGATGGTATCTGGAGCCGCACACTGGCGCTGATTGCACGGGGATTCACATCACGACTCGCGGCTCACTGACAATTGAAAACACTCTAATCTATGCAGAGGACCATGGCATCAGAATTGAGCCTGAATGCAGTTGTGTGCAACCATCTGACAGAGAGGGGCCAATTTCGGTATGGTCGGGCGATCGTGGCATGTATGTGGTTGGTGGCGCATTCGAGCTTTATTATCTCATCTGCATTGGCGGCAATTATGGCATTCGCGCGCAGAACTTCGCAAACGCCATTACCTACAAAGCAATTTTTGCGAATCAGGCCAGTTATGGCATTTACTGTCAGTATCATACAAATGGTTATGTAGTCAATGGCACAGCAAGGCAGATCGCTGGCACGGCGTACTATGCGCATGGCAATAGTGCCATTGCTGCGAACAACACAAACGCGAACAATAATAATCCTGCTGGTACAGACTACAATCCAGCGGTATCTTGCACGCCTGGCAACTGTGGCGCTGTGATTCAGTGGAGCTAGTCAATGTGGATTATTGTGCGCAAGTCAGATAATATTGTGGTTGGCACGCAGAGAGAGATTGACCCCACGCCATATTGGGACGCTGAGAAATTCGAGGTTAAAGAGTATCATGGTTGCTGTGCCAAGATTGGCGAAATTGACCCAACGCTTGACGACCCCGATTGGCAAATCTTGGCAAATTCACGTGTAGATTTTGACGCACTGGCAGACAAAGCAGACAATGAAGTGGCGCGGCTTGAGAACGCTATACCGCAAATTGAGGCTGCCAGCCTAGATGAACTGCGCACGCTGCTACAAAGACTGGCGCGCCAGAACCTAGAGCAAATCAAGGCCTGGCGCTATTTATTTAGGAGATTGACATGAACTTACTAGAGAATGGCAGATTTGAGACAGATTGGTCAGAAGAAAAAAGCCACGATTGTGCCGCCAACTAGACAATCAATCTGCTTGCACTGCAATAGCACTTGTGCCCGGCGGAGGCAATGATGCACAACTGCGAGGATTTTCTCTCCAATTTTCCACTACCAGGGCAGTCTACACCAGAAGAAGCAGGCACTGCGGGCAGTGGGACGTCATTGTGATCCGATGCCGTCTTTAGGTCCCCATGCCGACACCCAGCCGGCCGTCTCTCTTCTGGCAATCGTTCTGAGCATAGGGGCCAGACTGTCCCAAGGATCGTCTGTTAGCATCCTGGGGTGCACCCGGAAAAAGACCCACCCCTGCATCTGGGCCGCATTGGCCTTTCGGATATCGTTGAGTATTCCTCGGATTGAGCCGTGCGCTTGACCGGTGAAGATGCCCCCCTCACATTCGACAATTACTCCGGATAAAGGCCAGGCGAAGTCGGCTAAATATCTGCGGGTGGGAATAAAAGGAAACTGCGACAGGGGGCCTCTGGGGGCCCATCCCTTTACAACTAGGGTGCTGGATGTCAGTTTCCAGATGGTCCAGAAGTGTGCCTCTAGATTGGTCTGCTGGCCAGCCGGCCTGGGCCGGGGTTCTCTCAACGGGGGCAGTTTGTGCATATTGCGCGCCAAGGCCAACTGCAGGTGGTTCCTTCCTACCACTCTGGCATTGCTCTCAAGGGAGACCTCTTCGGCTTTA